CTCTTTTATAAGCATCAACACCTTTTTGATTCAAGCCACCAGTTTCTGATTTACCTTCCTTACGTGTCCAAGCTGCTGTCTTTTTAGCAGGTGACTTTGCGCAACTTCCTTTTTCCTCCTTCTTTTTGCCAGGCACCGGAGAGTACCCTTCCCAACATCTTTTTAGTATTGGGGATTTAGGTTCCTGTTTGTACGCCATTATTTAAAGTATTTCATTTTTAAAGGAGTAGTCTTTTTAAAGAAATTGTTACTCTTTTTATTTGCGATTGGGTTTGGATTTGTCTTTGTTACAGCCTTTTCAGGCTTTAACTGCTTCTTTTCAAATTCTATTTGCTGATTTACGTTTCCTAGTGATTTCTTCGTAGCTTGTTCTGTTACATTAAATGTACCCCCTCGATATCCGCTAGCTCCTCGTGAAACTCCTTTGGAATAAACATCATACTGATCTTGAGACCCTTTTACGTTTCTTGATGATTCTTGAAATTTTCTAAGGTTTCTATTAAACTTTCTGTCAGACACCTTTGGATCTGTTTTAACCCAGTTGCCTTTTTTATCTTGCTTAGCGTATCCTTTAAGTCGACTTTTGTATCTATCAACATTTCTCTGTGAGTCTGAAATATCATCACTCAGTTTTTTCATTCGTCTACCTTGAGATCCAGCTTCCCAGCTTTCAACCATACCTCTTTTGCCTTCAACCTCAAAATCTTTAAGATCAATATCTTTACCCGGAATAATTTTTTCTTTTTTGACAGGTTTAGCTGCTAGTACGTCGGCTGCTTTTGCGTCGGCTCTTTTCTTATTAGCTCTTGCTGTCATCTCTGGGGTAATTAACGCGGGGTCAACAATTTTAGTACCTTCAGCAGCGACTGCTTTATCGTAATTATCTGAACCTGGTTTTCCTGGAGTTTCCTCTATTATTCTCTGACCAGCACTTTTAATCTTGGCTTCAACAGGCTTGCCGTCAACCATTTTCTGTTTGAACGGTGAGCTTTTCATTGCATATCCCTTTATTTTACTCGGCGATGGAATATCTCTAGTTTGATTATTGCCGTGTACGCCGGCTTTCCCTACGTTTAGTAAAGGTTCTGTTACTCCTTTCTTTTTGTTAAATAAGCCTGTGCTTACTCTTGCTGTAATTGGTGTGTTTTTTGACATGGTTTAGTTTTTTGTAAGTGTTGTTGGAGCTAGCGTGAGATCCATTTCTGAAGTTGATGGGATAATGACCCCTTTAGCAAACTGTCCAGCATCAACGCCTTTCACTTCTTTGCGTTTATTTTGATTACCCTCTTTATTATTTGCGCTTTTATTTTTGCTCGTAAGGTCTTGGTGTCCAAGATTTGCAGCAGCAGGTTCTTGCTTTTGTTCGAAAGCTCTACCTACTTCAGCACCGGCATCAACAAATCTTTTACCTGTTTGCCCAGCTCCAGCAACTAGCGCTTCATTCATTTTTAAAGGAGACTTTGATCTCTGAGTTATAGGTGAACAACTTTTTTTAGCAGGGCTATTTTCGAAACCTCCAGTTCCTCTTCTCGGCCCAGGGGCTGATACTTCTTGAAATCCATTGCGGTTATTACTAGCTGCAGACTTTTTAAGTTTTGAGGCTTGACCCCTAAATGTAATTGCCATAATTATGATTGTTTATATGCTTCATTCTCCCATTCGAAATCAGGATGCCCTTCATTCATAGTAGCTCTCTTGTAAACTCTAGCAGGTGATCTTGTATCCCTTTTCCAAGTTACAGAGTCTTCAGAGTATTGCAATCTACCTGAAGCCATTTGATCTAAATGAACTTTTTCGTGAGCAACAGCTTTTTCTATTTTTTTGTCAGACAGTTTAGAGTTAACAAAAATAGTGCCATCACGATTGGCTTCAGCCTCAACCCCACTTTCAAGGTCATCTTTTATAATGACAGGAGTACCAAACTTAGAGGTCTTCTCGTGAATACCGAATACTTCTCCGTGTGATTTTAGTTTGAATGCCATTGTTTTGCTTTTATTGTTTTTTGAAACCAGGAGCTTTTTTTGCGGGTATTTTTTTGCTTTCACCAAACGCTGTATATCCTTCTTTTTCTGCTTTTTTCTTAGCGGCAGGAACTTTTTTGTCCATTTTTTTATTAGTCTTAGCTATTATTTCAGCTTGTTTCTTTTTGTTACCCTTAGCTCGCTCCATTTTCTCGTCTGCCGCTAACTCTAATCGTTTGCTTTCTTCGAATGCTGCCGTTTCGCCTGCGTCAGTACCCATTTGCTTAGTTGGTGATATTACTGATTTTTTACTTCCACCTAAACCGTTTGGTCCAATTCCTTTAAATCCTGAGTATGCCATTGTTATTTATTTTTTGTTTTTAGATAATTCTTTTGAAAGTTCTTAACTTCTTTTTGAGCTACTTCACTCCCCATTTCATGATAGCCTCCTTCAGGACCAACAACAAGTCTACCTCCCGTGTTTGGATCTTTTACAGTCGTCAATGTAGCTTTATAGCCTTTTTTGTCATTACTATCATTTCCAGCTACTTGTTGTACTCTTCTATTTGATTTACTTTCTATATTTGTAACCTCGCTTCTACGGCTTCTTTTAACATTATCGTTATCACCTTGCGCTGAGGTTTTTGATTTTACAATATGCTTTTGTTTTAAACTTTTTTCGTAGTCTCCTTGCGTACTTTGTTTAGCAGGTGATACTGCGGCTTGCTGTATGCCTCGAGGAGCTGCGTACTGTCCAACTGATTTTAAAGTTGGTGATTTAGGGTTCATTTTAAATGCCATAATTATCTTTCTTTGTCTTTTATCATATCATCAATAGCTTTGTTGTAAACTTTATCCGTATATGTTTTATTCTTGTAAAACGTACTTCTAGCTGACGTTGGTAAATCCTCTTCCCCTAGTAGTATTCTGTAAATTCTGTTTATTAAACTTTTACATTTGTGTGAAGTACTATATATATTAGTCTTCATAGTAGTTCTATTTCTTTTTCTCCAGACATCGATCCAACCCTCTCGCCTTAATCTCTCCCATCTTGCTTTATCCCAAGAGTATGTATAAACACCGTCTATGAAATCATTACGTGTAAATTGCTTTTTGCAATCCAAATATATTAATAATTCAATATCAGCGTCTTTAAGGTTGTAAGTTTTACAGGCCCATTTTCTAACAAGCCTGTAATACTTAAGTAAATTCATTTCTCTTAAATCACTTGAGCCTAGTCTCATTCTACTAAAACTACATCACCTATTGTAATTACAAAATACAATTTATCATTCCATTCTATTCCGTGCCCTGCGTGTTTGTCATATCTAACAACATCGCCTTCTTTGAGAAAATCTATCTTATCTCCAACACTAATTATGTTACCCTTTAAGTACCTAACGTCGTGATTTTGATTTTGTGTTATTTCAAGTCCTCCTACTGTCTTCGGAGCTTCCTTGATTTTGTCGATTATAATAAAGTGATTAACTGCGTTCAAGGGATCTTACATTTGAGATTATACAATCTGCGGATATAATAGTCTTTACCACACTAACCGCATTCTTTAACGCTGACTTTGTAACTAATACTGGATCTATAATACCAGCTTTAATCATATTAACTTCTTTACCTGTTTTAACGTCAATACCTCTATTCTTAATTGTTTGCTTTTTAATTTCAACAATACCAGCATTATCTAATATAGTGTAGAAAGGAGCTTTAATAGAATCTAATAATAACTTATACCCGTCATTCTTAGGCTTGATCTTGTTTGACGCATTTAATAATGCAATACCGCCACCCGCTACTATTCCTTCCATTAAGGCTGCTTTCGTAGCGTGGAGAGCATCATCTACTCGATCTTTCTTTTCTTTTAGTTCAACTGCTGAATCAGCACCTACATAAATAACACCAACCTTACCGGTTAACATAGACAATCTCTTCTCTAGTTTCATCTTGATATAAGCGTTGGTCTCTTTATCAATCTTAGTTTTAACTTCTTCTATTCGTTCTGTTAAATCTAAGGTGGTATCTTTAATTTGCAATATCGTGTTTTTAGCGTCTGTAACGGACTTTAAAACTTCGCCTAGTACATTAATATCTAAAAGGTCTAAGTCGTCACCAAGCTCTTCATCTACGACCGTGGCGCCTGTTAGGATAGCTAAGTCTTCTAGTGTATCAGCTTTAGTTGGTCCAAACCCTGGAGGGTCTACAATGTTGACCTTTATATTACCCTTTACTTTATTAGCTAATAACGTCGCAAAAGGCTGTTGCTCTAGCGGAGCGATTATTAACAAACTACGTTTGGTTTTAACCACATGTTCCAATATATTTTGGATTCTACGTATATTAGGCACAGGTGAACTAACTATTAAGACCAACGGTTCTTCCAGTACAGCAACTCCTTTATCTTTGTCTGTTAATAAGTGTGATGACTTTATACCTGATTCAAACTGAGTTCCTTCAACAAACTCAACATGCGTTTCATTTGTGTCAGAATCCTCCATTAAAACGACTCCAGTCTTTCCAACTCTTTCGAATGCTTCGCCAATTTTGTCTCCAAGCTCAGCGTCATTGTTACAGCTAATGTAAGCAACTTGCTGTAGCATATCACCCTCAACTTCAATCCTGGTGTTATCAAGATAATTAGTAACTTCTTCAAGACATTCGTCAACGCTTCTTTTAATATCTCTAATTTGTTCTTCACCTTTGTATTCGTTTATATTAGTTAATAGAGAGTGAGCTATTACAGTAGCTGTTGTAGTACCATCACCTGCTTCTCTAACGGTATTACTCGCTGCTTCCTTTATAAGGGTTGCACCTATATTTTCGACCGGATCCATTAAGACTACGCTTTCTGCAACGGTTACTCCGTCTTTTGTTATAACCGGTCGGCCCATAGCGTCTTCGTATATTACGCATTTTCCAGAAGCCCCTAAAGTGGACTTTACTGCGCTTGCTAATTTATCAACGCCGGACATTATTTTATTTCTACCTTCGTTTCCGAAACTTAGATCTTTTACGATCTGACTTGGTAAATTGAATTCCATTTGATTTAATTTAGTTTGATTTAATTTGAATGTTAAGGTTATTATTACGTGGTTTATTTACTTTCTTACTATACTTCCTACTTTTTCAGCTCCTCTTGATCCAAAATAAGCAACATACACCGTCATTGTAAGAGTTTTTAGCAAACTTATCCATTCTTCGCTTACTGTAAAATCCACGTAGTTATTACTATCAACCCAAATCAAAGCTATAGTCATAACCGTTAAAAATATTAAGCTTAACGGTCTAGTGTTTTTAGAAAGCCAAGAATCGGACAACATATCCGCTTGCCACCTTTTACTCACTTCTTGCATTTCAACCATATCTTGTTCTAATAGCTTAAGTGCAGTTTCTTTATCTACAGGAGATAATTCCTTGTCGCTAGTTATAAGGTTCTTCACTAAACCAAGCAATCCTTTATCCGGCAAAACATTTGCTATAGAATTCACCACCCCTGATTTACCTAGCAAGAACTGTCCTACTTTAGTGTCTTTAAACTTTTTTCTTACCATACTTAATATTCAATTACTGGCACTGGTTCTCCAATAGTTAAAGTAACCGTGGTAGGTGTAATCAAAGAATTAATCTGAGATTGGATACTAGCTTCAATAGAAGCAACTTGCTCTTCTCCCATAGCTCCTTTTGTCCAGGTAACAACTTGTTCGTTTGTTAAATCCTCAAACGGTATAAAATCTGTTACATCACTAACGTCTAGTGTCTGCGTTCCAATGCTAGTTACTGAATAAGCAATACCTTCTGGATTCAATTCATCTGATACACCAGTAACAATCCAGTGTACATTATACACTAAGTCTGCGTATTCTCCATTCTGTGGGTAAGCATCCACTGTTTTGCAATTCCAGTTGTAAGTAGTCATAATTCTTGTTTTGTTTATTTATTTATTTTCTAACGTTTGTATTCTTAACTCTAATTCTTCTATTTTACCTATAGCTTGCTGTAAAGCAGCTGTTAGTAAAGGTACTAATTTACCATTATCTAATCCTTGATATTTTTCTTTACCATCTTCATATAAAGCGTCTTTTTCACCTGTTACCGCTTCCGGAACAACATCCTGAACCTCGTGTGCTATAAATCCATTTATAGTTTCTTCTTTGTTTTTATAATTAAATCTAACAGGTCTTAAATTTTTTATTTTACTTATAGCTCCTGTTAATTCAATAATATTTTCTTTTAATCTGTAATCTGAAGTTATATTAAAAGCAGATGCATTACAGCTTAGCCCAGAAAACGGAGTACCAACATAAAGTGAAGCACTTGTTGTAAAAGAGTTATAATAAGCGTTGATAGTTGGACTACCATAACTGTTTATTATTTGAAGACCAGTTGTAGCTCCGGAAATTCCAACAACATGCAAATTTTGGCTAGGACTAGTAGTTCCTATACCAACGTTGCCGTTGGCTAAAATAACCATTTTTGAACTACTATTATTCCAAAAACGCATTACCCCGTTTTCTCTATTTATAATATAAGAATCCACTCCATATTGTAATAGTTCTAAGCCGCTGCCTACTGCAGAGCCGCTTCCTACGTCAGTTAATCTTAATGTTGACCCATTTCCCGCAGCGTTGATTTGTAGAACTTTACTGTAATTGGTCGTAGGACTAGTTGTTCCGATACCAACGTTGCCACCATTGAAATAAGAGTCTCCACTACTGTTTATTAATACAGAAGATGTTCCAGCGCTATTTTTAATATATAGCTCGGCGTTGGTTCCACCGTCTTCGTAAATACCGCCTAAGTCTCCACCGTCAGAAGCCGTTGCTCTAAAAACCCAATTGTTTGTGCCACTACTTTTTACTGATAATTTAGCTGATGGACTAGTCGTTCCAATCCCGACGTTCCCGCCTGCTGGATTTAAAAGTATATTGTAAGTAGAAGTGCCTGTATCATTTCTTTGAGACTGCATCCAAGTATCTCCATTATTGCTTACTCCTGTGTACATGCCAAATTGCCCATTTGAGTATAACACCGCTTGAGCACCTACAGTGCCTGATCCTAATGTTGGCCCTGTAGCCACAGTTCCCTCTACAACTTTTAATGCTACCGTTCCGAAATTAGTTGTAGCGTTAAAATCACCTAACTGAGTCCCTCCATTTACGTGCAGTTTTTGATTAGGACTAGTCGTCCCGATACCGACGTTACCAGAATTAGAAAATATAACATTCTGCGGACCAGTTGTGTCGTCTATAACTAAGTCACCTGCTGCATTCAACAGCATACCCCAGGTTGGTACACTAGACGTAGATCCATTAGGGGTAAAGTAAAGACCTCCCCTGGTGAATATGCTACCCTGAACATCTAACTCTACCACAGGACTAGTCGTTCCGATCCCGACGTTACCGTTAGAATTTAATTGAATAATCCCTCCTTCGTCGTCAGCTGAGGGAACTTCTAATCTCATCCAGTCTCCAACTCCACTTGTCCATCCGTTAGATATCACAGCTGTATCTGCTCCAGATCCTGCTGATAAAATAACTCCTTGTGAACCTGTTTTATGAAACCCATCACTAGAGGCAGACTTTCCAACAACCTCTAAAGGATAGTTAGGGCTAGTCGTTCCGATACCAACTCTACCGTTAGTATAATCAACATTCAACGTGCTATCGTTAAACCAGACACCTGTAGTATTATCCCAAACCAAAACATCACCATCTACCTGGTTTACTATCTTAGTGTCGTGCAAATCGTTAACACCTTCATTCCCTTGAACTCTACAGAAAACTTTACCATTAGTAGAAGAGTTTAAAACTATAGCTACAGCAAGCTTTGTGTTTGGACCATCTGGTTCTGTGGTTGTTAAACCGCCAGGAACTGCTGGATCCGTCCATAGAACATCGCCGTCAGAAAAAGCGTTTGTATTTATTTGATCTATCTCCCCGAATGAAACAGCTCTACCAAAAGCTCCATTAGCTATAGAGTCTTCCATTAAACCAAGGAAGTACTTAGGTTCTACACTACCATCAGCAATAAACTCATCGATAAGTATGTGACCAGAGTTGCCGTCAGTACCAACAGCCATTACACCAGCTCCTCTTGGTATAGTAGTGCCAGTTTCATTTTTAACTGAAAAGTAAACAAAGTTAGAAGACGAAGATATAGCGTCTTGATTTATCCATTCTACACCTGTCTGTGTGGACGACAATATTTGACCAGGCGTACCAGATGACGCATTGTTGTCCTTAACACCAGATTGTACCTCTATGTAGTTTTTAAATTTCATCTATTTTATTTAATTATTAACCTATCAACTGAATCAATGCAATAACATTTGTTGGTTCAGCTACCGCGTAATCAACAGAGAACGTTGTTGGTGATACTCTAGTTACGTCCGCATAAACAGTTTCACTTGTGCCTCCGTCAACTAGTTGTATTAAAACACTGTTAGTTCCACCTGTAGAAGTTATATTATTTGGATACGTATAAGTGCCCGAAGTAGGAACCGCAATACTTCCTGACCTAGCGGCTGTAGCTGTCAATGAAACCGTAGCTGTACCTGAAGCATAACTAACGTCAATACCTGTTCCAGCATTCACATTACCAATACCTACTTGTGTTAAACTAGCAAGGTCGACGTTGTTTTGAACAGTTGTCCAATCAGTTAACGCTCCAGTTCCAGACGCTAGGTCATCTTCTGCTATAAGAACATCACCTACTTCAACTACTTCACCATAAAAGGTACCTGCAGTTGTAACTGTATACGTCCAACCTTTATTTACTGCTATTTGAGTACCTCTACTATCCAAATAATTACTTGTTCCAGTTACAAAACCTGTAGATCCATCAAAACCTCCTTGATAAATTAAACCACCTACAATTAAACTGTCAGCATAAGCTTTTACAGCAGCTGAGGTTGGCAGAGTTGTGTCATTGTCGTTGTTTTCAATTCCCTCTGCAACTGTTACAATAGCCGATGCATTGAAATTAGCTACATCCAAAACGTTATTAGCAACTGTTGTTGATATTGAAGTTGTTCCAGACCCAGTTACTTCACCTGTTAGTTCTATAGTTTGGTCAGGGTTAGCTGAGTCTATAGTTATATTGTTAGATCCATCATCAGTGATCGTTATATTTGTACCAGCAACAAACGTAATAGTGTCTAGTGTTGCGTCAGATCCGGTTAATGTTACAGCTGCGTTAGCTCCAGCTTGAGAGCTACCTAAGTCATAGGTAGTACCAGATATACCACTTATAGGTGACCAAGTATTGTCTCCTCTTAGATACGTTGTTAAATCAGGTGTTCCAGTGGCTGAAAGATCTGGAGTTATAATAGGTTTAGCTGCGGTGCCGGTTACGTTAGCATTAATATACGTTCCGTTTCCAAAAGAGTATTCTTTTAAGGTAACCCATTCGTCTACCCCGTTTGCGTAGTACTGAGCTAAGTTTATGCCTGTGTTAAAGAATATTTGACCTGCAGCAGCGTTTGATGTGCCGGTGTTATGCAATCTTACGTTTTGTATCTCGTTGTTATTGAGAGTAATGTTATTTAAAAATGGTATTGCCATGCTTTAGTTTATATAAGCCTTACCGGTTTCGGCTGAGGCAAAGGTTATTGTTAAGTTATTTTCGTCTATAAAGGTTACATCTCCAAATCCTTGCTGCCCTGTGGATAAAACCATAGTACATGATGGGAATTTGTCTAAGTTATGTTGAACTGTCCACGTAGCAGAAGCTACATTCTGTGAAAACACAAAGTTTTTATCATTAATTAAGGCTGATGGGGTAAATATTGCGAAATTGTAGTACAGTAATTCTGTTAAGTTACCATTGCCAGCGACACTAGTCAAATTTAGTGTATAAAAATCATCATCTGGGTCATTAATAGTGTAGCTATCAATCAAAAAGTGTCCAAAAATACTTATTTCGTTCTGCTGACTTACGAGTATATGGCTACCCACTATGTAATCCATAAAAGCAACTACGTTTTGACCTGAAACATCGTTCTTAGATAACTGCATCGTTGTTATACCTGCTATAGGTGAGCTAGCTGCAGGCCCATAAAAGTCTCCGGTCCCTGGTACTTGCGTATTTAAGGGGTTATTTGTCCAATACCTAAAGACCATCTGAGCAGATATAGATACCTTACCCTTAGTGTTCAAGTAATCAGCTACAGCTTTAGCCGTAAACTGCTTAGTAGCTCCGTCTGGGTAGTTTGTCCCAATCCAAGCATCGTAATCATTAACGTCTATGTCTTTTGGGTATGTACTTATTCTTGCCATGCTGTTATATTAGTCTGTGCGGTACTTCTTACCACTTTCTTTCTTTGTTCCTTCACCGTCATTACTTCGGTTCCTACTAGGAGTTTCCCATCTCTGATCTTTGTGATCATAATCCTTGCCTTTAGCTGCAGATGGATTAGCTCTTGCTTCTCTCTGCGCGTGCGCTTTTTTTGCTTTTCTAGCAGGTGTCTTAGCAAACGCCAAATCCCTAGCTGCTTTGTCTCTTCTTGCTGTTGCTGAAAGTTTCTGTGCCATACGAAGTATGATTACGCAATTATATCCAAAACTAAAAGTGTGACGATAGCCTGTTACTATTATATATAACTACCTACTGTCACGTTTTCAATACTTTAAAAAAAATATAGTAAAAAATTTTTTGTTGCAAATATATAGTCATTGTGTTGCAATATACTATATCAACGCTACCCCTTATTCACAAACTCGTTTCGTTTACCCAGCCCCCACCTACGTTTTACGTTTACGGTCCACGGTTCAGGATAATCCCAGCACAACGTGTATAGCATTACAGCAGCAACTACTATTTTCCGTGCAGGATCCTAGCTTTTTCACTGGCACACGGCTCACATCACACGGTCCCGGTCCTGGTTACAGCACAACGTGTATAGTATATACAACTACAAATATAATACGATTTAACACCGATAATATAAGTGTAACAAAAACAAATAAATATTATACTTATGAAATCTCAAAACAAATTCCACCACAATCCAATCACTAACGCAACAATCGGAACAATCGTATACGGCATCACGGCATTCGTATGCGTGTGTGCAACGGCCATCTTGATCGATGCTTTCACAAATGGCGCATCAGTATCATTCGGAATTTACAACTAAAATACGAATTACCACCGATAATATATACGAATAACAAATAATAAAACAATATGTATACAAGTAAACTAATGACTAGACCAGACGGAACCAAGTACGTCCAGGTCACACGAATCGAATCAGAACCTGTCCAGATGACAGAAGACCAGATCAGAATGATGAGAGCTATCGAAGCGTTCGGAACCTCATCGTGATCCGTGTATAGCTTGCACAGCATTTACGATGCACACACACTTACAAACTTAACACGAATAGTATTCGATAATATAAATGTAACAAACAAATAATAACTTAAATAAATATAAAATTATGTCAAATCAAGAATTAATTACCAACGCGATTGCGAAAATGTCTAACGAAGAAAAACTACAAATCTTCCCACCGATCGAAAGAAAAAACTTTGTAGTAAGAAAATCATGGTTAGGTCGAAACCAAATCATAACTTTTAATACTAAACCGACGAAAACTAAACCGTCTGTTCAAGTGACTTACAATCATGATGAGGTATTAAACTTAATGTTACCTAAATTGTCTATAATGCCTTGTTGGATTAAAAGAGGTTATTGGTCTCAAAGTACCGATATGCCGGCAAATGTTAGGCATCTAAGTGAAAGGTCTGAGCTAGATGAAGTAAAGTAATCTAGGGCGATGTAACGAGATTCGCCTCAATCTCGGGTCTTTCCAAAAAGGTGACAATAGCCTACTACTATAATTATATAACTAGCTAACGTCACACTTTTTTTTAAGTAAAATTGGCCTGAGTAGATCAAATCTACCCGGAAGAGTAGACTCCATCCTACAATAAATTTAATTGTACACACTTAGACTTAGAGTAATACCTACCATACTTTTTTTACTACTTAATAAACAATATACTTTTTACAAGATAAATACGATGTATCTTCGATAATATAAATGTAACAAAAACAAATATATAACTAACTAAAAACTATAATAAAATGAGATATTTAACTAACAACGAAGCGTGGGACGAAGTGACTAACGCATTTAATGAATCAAAACGAAGAACTAAGATTTGTCAAAGTCTATTTGGTCAAGACAATTTGATCGGTTTAAATGACGAACAAAGAGATTTATTTTGGGAAACGATTTAATACAAAATTAACACGAAACTATTTCGATAATATAAATGAATAAAAAATATAATAACTATGAAATTAAAATTAACTACTACTAGACGAAAATTTAATCACTTTGCAATATTAGTTCTAAACGAACTTAAAGAATGTGCTCGTGCTATCCATGCAGTGAAAAGATATTAACCAATAAAACTAAATGAATATGGAATTACTAAAAGTAACTAAAGGTGGATCACTACATTTTAAACTAAGTGACGGACGATTAGGTGTAACTTACCAAAGTGGGTATGTTAGAGTATCAACAAAGTATTCTCACTCTAGATTATATCAAATAAACAAACAAAAGTTTGAAGATATACCACAACCTTATTCAAGAGTTGAAAGAGTATTAATACCAAATCACGTTGATCGTATTAAACACCTTATAAACTTCAATGAAAACAATTGTAAGTAATGAGAGTAATAAACAGTATAACTAGACGAGATGTGACGAGAGATTACATACTACTCTTAGAGGGTAAGATAACTAGTGCGGAATTTGAGGAAATTGCCGGAGTAAATAAAAAAATAAATACAAAATTGATACGAACCGCCATCGATAATATAATTGAATAATAAATAAATACTGTATGAACTTTGATAAACAAGAAATAAGTTATCTTACCTTAGCGTGCGAGACACTAATGGAACAACTAAACGACGAATACCAAGACGATCGAGATCTTGAAGTAAGAAGAAAATACTATAGATTATGGGATTTAAGAAATAAATTAAATAAATAAATAATTATGAATTTAACGTGGGAAGAAATTAAAGATATCGCTAATCTCTTAGATGAAATAGTGGGTAACCATTTTCATGACGCAATGTACGATATTATATTTGATCGGGAAAGCGACGAAGAGGTTGAAGTAACTGACGAGGATGTACTAGCAATTAAAGAACAATTAAAACGAATACTATGATGACAATGAAAGAAGCGTGTGAGTACGTTAAAAACCAGAAGAAAGCGAATGCTATACACCGTAACAATGTTGTTGCGATCAACGGATCTTGTAGTGGAGTAACGGAAAAACAATACAAAAGTATTAAGGTGAAAGTAAAAGGAGCGGGGAGTCGTGGTAGAAAACATGCACACACCGATCTATGGCGTCACAATGATCTAGAATCAGTGTACAAGATTAAGTTCGATTGGTAATACAAAACAAATACGATTGCCGATCGATAATATAAATGAATCTAATAACAAAACAATAATATAATGAAAAACTACAAAGGAATAACCTACGAATACAGAGAGTGGAGAACTTATGACAACACGCTAGCAAGTGGCTACCAATGTAGTGACGATAGATTACTAAGTGGATTGTCAACTACTTCTTTCGGTACAAGAAATGAAGATGAAATGAAAGTGAAGATCAGTTTTTACCTAGATAATAGACAAGCATTACTAGACGCTGAAGAGTTAACTAAAAAAGCTATCGCTAGCACTTATGAGATTGACGAGTATAAACTAGATTAGCGTGAAAAGGATAGTAATAACTAAACAAGAAGTTTGGGAAGCAACGAGACCTAGCGTTGAAAAGAATAAGAAAAAGTATTCTAGGAAAGTAAAACATTTACAAAAAAAATACGATCATCAATCGATAATATAATTGAATCTAAAATATATAACTATGAAACATATAAAATTCCTAAAAAGTAAAAACATCTTACTAGACAACAAAGTTTACAAACCATACTTAATAGGCAACTTGCCTTCACTGTTCGCATTCGAATATGATGCCAACGAAGACAAAGACGGTATCACAGAGTGGTTTAATTATAAAGGTTTAACTTATATACCAGCGTAACTATGAGTGTAACTAAGCAAATTGACGAGATCGCAAGCGGTATTGCGGACGTCACTCTGGAATTAATGAATGACAGTATTGATTGGCAATTAGAGGACTTTGACCAAAATGGCGACGAGTATAATGCTATACACTCTGAAGTAATGGCGCTTGCTGTGTCAAAAATGTACGATCAGCTAAATAAGTAAACAACAATGACTAGGCATGGAGCGCTAGTGGTACAAGCACCTTTGAATACTCTTCAAAGCCAGAGACCCAAAGCAACGCTACCGACGGGTATGAGGTTCGAATCCTCACTAGTTACAAAATACGGTATCACGAGCGGCGAAGTAATTAATCGCTGGCACGGTGGAAGTCCGACCGTCAAAGTGACGAAGATAACCGTTTTGGGGTGACCTGGTATTGACGTGATAGAAAGCCTATATGGAACTATCGCGGAAGAGAGTTCGAATCTCTCCACCTCCACTAATTTAAAATAAATATTATGAGTAAAATAACTAAAACATTCGAGGACAAAAGTTACAGTTTAAGCACTGGATTAACTAAAGACTTAGGTTTATTCAAAGTAAATGCAACCGTGTGGAGTCACGCTATATACAACGAGCGTAAAAAAGCTTATGATCACGAAATAAGCGATGTCGAAATAGCATACTATATAAACGATCAGTATTGTAAATACCAAGGCTTCAAAGAACTATACGAAAAACTATACGGCGTAGACTCTTTCAAGAAGTTTGAGCAAGATATTACTTATGAATTTCAAGAAGCATACCATGATCAAACAACCTTAAAATAAAATTATTATGAGTAAAAAATACAATGGCTGGAGTAACTATGCTACGTGGAGAATTAACGTAGATATACTTGGCGATATAGAGTTTGACTATGTAGTTCAACCAAGCGAATTAAAAGAAATAGTTGAAGATTGCGTGTTTAGAAACCCTAACACTTGCAATACACCTTACTTAATAGAAGATTATGCGAGAGCATTTTTAGCTGAAGTAGAATATATAGAGCTAGCTACAGCGTATAACGAGGATTACAAACAAAACACGATCGCCGATCGATAATATAAATGTAACAAATAAAAACAATAATAATAATATGAGACTATCACTTTACGAACGCCTTAAACCAGAGCACAAACAAAAATTAGCAAATCGCTATTCTAATATGCCTCACTTGCATCATGAAATAGTAAGAGTACTATCTTACGAAGAATTTTTTACTGAAGTCAAATACGGTATTGCTTTCGATGTAGTCTCAACTTGCGATCTTAATTTTTTTGGCGATGCATTCGAAGATTAATGCTATACACCAGCGAGCTAGCAACAAAGCTTTCGCTAAAGTAGAGATGTGTCAAATAATAATACAACAAGACGAACACAATCTTGAAACAAAAAATTACGGTGCTGATATAACTCTTGAGCAAGCTACATTAATCGCCGAAGGTAACAAAACAGAATTAAAAGTATGGCAGTATATTGCTGAATTAATAGAAAAATCAAATAAAATATAATAATATGACAAAACACGAATTAGAAGTAAAAGTAAACGATCTAGAATTAACCTTAAACGCGGTGGAAGCAAACGCTCAAAACTTAAAAGACGATCTAAATATTGCGCAACGAGAGTTAGCGAATGTTAACAAACCTGTTATCACTAAAGAAACAGTAAACGAAATACGAGAGGTTATACAACATATACTCGACAATTACGATTTCAATAACGGTAGTGATTATGATTACGATTTTGAAATAAACTACAACAACCAACTTGAATTAAGCAACATCGAATTCAACAATGTAGACGAGATCGCTGAGCAATTATCTGTAGAAATTGAAGAATTATTTAATATCGAAGAAGATGAAGACTAAAGAACAAGTAGTGCCTAAATGGTTTAAAGGAATGATTTACGACGAAGGTGAAAGAGTTACCAACAGTTTTACCGGCGAATGTTATACACTTAATGGCTTAGAGCTATCTATATACGATTTTATAATGGGATCGCAGTATGTTTTCGAAATGGCTCCAAAAGCAGTAACAGAAAAGCAAATAAGTGACTTTCAAAAAGCGTTAACTTGGTTTCGCACGCATAACAGCGAGGCTTATATGATATTATTAGACTAATATGAATTTACTAACTCAAAATACTAAATTAAAGAAGACATCTAAAGTATTAGGGCTTCGTGTGTTTAACTTTGGCATACCTGCATATAAATCTGCAAGTGGTAAGTTAACATGTCCTATGGCTGACGAATGTGTAAAGTTCTGTTACGCCAAGAAAGGAGCCTACATCTGGTCTAATGTAAAACCGGCGTTTGAAAAGCGTTATGAGCTAAGCAAAACAGATGATTTTGTAGAAGCTATGAACACTGAAATACGTAAGAAGAAACCTGACTACGTAAGAGTCCATGATAGTGGCGATTATTATTCTCGCGCATATCTAAATAAGTGGATTGAGGTTGCAAAAGCCAACCCAAACGTGCGGTTTTACAGTTATACCAACATGATCAAAATGTTTTTAAGTGTACCTTTGCCTAGTAACTATGACATAATATTTAGTGACTCCGGTAAACAAAAAGAATTAATAAATGAAAGAAAACACCGACACACCAGAATATTTTCTAGCCACAGCGATCTTGTTTCTGCTGACTATGTGGATTCTTCTGAGATTGACTTAATGGCAACGAGATGGTTTAGTAAAAATCACAAAGTAGGATTAGTATTCCATTAATCTTACAAAATAAACACGAACAACAATCGATAATAATAATAACTAAAACAAATTAAACTTATGAACAAATTAGTATTACCAATGCAATCTGTAGATGTTAACTCTACCGCAATCTCAACAGCTGAATATCAATATGATAAGTACCGCTTAAAGTTAACCTTTACCAACGGAAGAAGTTACAATTATACTAAAGTACCAAACCATGTGTTTGAAGGCTTAAGAATTTCTGAATCTAAAGGTAAATTTATTAACAAATACGTGCTACCTGTATATAACTACAGCTTCGCTTAATGACTGATAAAGAAATAGAAAAGCTAGCTACAGCGGTGGCTAAGACTGTCATCGCTGCTATGGAAAAAAAACAAAAAGAATATGATGAAGAATTTGCTAAGCAGATCGACATTCAATCAGGTACATGGGAAGTGATGCCTAATAAAGCAACTGAAGAAGTAACTCTTGAATCACTTGAAACAAAACTAGCTCAAGCTGTAAAAGATGAAGACTATTCATTAGCTATTAAGCTACAAACCAAAATATCTGAATTCTTAGACGAAGACTAACTTACAAACAAAACACGATTATATATTGATAATATAAATGTAACTAAAATATAAACATTATGATAAAACCAATGCTCGCATACAAAGTAGACAAAAAACCTGTTAACTGGTCCGAGAAAGTATTCATGCAGCCTAAGCTTGACGGTGTACGTTGTGTAATTTCTAAAGCCGGTGCATTTTCACGCACAGGTAAACCGTGGCTAAACATCGACCATATACTATCTAGCTTAGTCCCAGTGTTTCACAAACACCCAGACTTAATACTAGACGGTGAATTATACAACCACGAACTAAAAAACGATTTCGAAAAAATCATTTCACTTGTTCGTAAAACCAAACCAACTGCTTCCGATCGCGTTGAATCGTGTGATCTCGTTCAATTCCATTGTTACGATTACATTGATACTTCAGCTATGTTCGAAGAGCGTATGAAATTTTTGTCTACTGCAGCATTGTATTCTTATTGTGTTAAGTATGTTCCTACGCATTCTGTTGCAACTCGCGACTTAGCTAATGCTATACACGAAAACTGGCTTGACGAAGGCTACGAAGGCTCTATATTGCGTCTTAACGGTGTTTACGAATGTAAACGTTCTTACAACTTACAAAAGTTCAAAGATTTTCACGACACCGAAGCTACAATTGTAGGCTATGTACCCGGCAAAGGCAAGTTCACTGGCTTAATCGGCAAGTTCTTAATGCGCGACGACAACGGTATTGAGTTCGGCTGTCCTATCGGCAAAGGCTACAACTTTCAAGATCGCCGCGATATACTAGCTAATGTTAAAAATTATGTTGGCAAGCGTGCTACATTCACTTATTTCGAGCGTACTAAAGCTAATAGCTACCGTCACCCGTTATATAAAACCTTACGTAACTATGAGTAAACTAATATGGCAACTATACAACGAAAACATGATAAGCGAAGAAGTCGCAAACCTATTATTAGACAAACATTATAACAGACTAAGTAAAAAAAGATACTAATGAATATATTTTATTTACACCCAGATCCTAAAGTAGCTGCTAGTTACTTTTACGATAAACACAAAGTTAAGATGATACTTGAGTGTGCTCAAATGTTGTGTACTGCTCATCATGCGTTAGGCAATGAAAATGTACCGTACAAAAAGTCTCACTTAAATCATCCTAGCTCTGTATGGGTACGAGCAAACAACGAGAATTATCAATGGCTATATAATCACATGCTAGCATTAGGTGCTGAATACACAAAACGATATAATAAAACCCACTTAACAATTACAAAATGCAAAGATATTTTAGCAGTAGCCCCTTCAAATATACCAACAGGGTCTTTTACAGAACCTCCCCAGTGTATGCCGGACGAATATAAAGTAAAAAACAACAGCGTTTCAGCTTACTGGAATTATTACGAACAAGATAAATACAAAATAGCAAATAAAAATGAGCAAAAAATTATACGTCCACTTAACATTAACGAATTATGCGAACATTAATACAAAAGTTAAAAAAGAGCAGAAGAAAGCGGAAACACGTGCACCTAGTACAAGACAGAATAGCTGAATTAAACCACGAGATAATTATATCTTCATTCAAAAGTGAATATAGCTGTAATAAAAACATAACTGTAGTAAAAGGTAACATAGAAAATAAAGCTAAGCTTTTAAAAAAATATAACAGAAGATTAAAATTAATTATATACTAGGCAGAAATGCGACAATAGCTAGTATAATATAATAGTAATAAGCTAATGTCACAATACGAAAGAAGAATGGATTACCTGCATAGATATAAAGTTACTTATAAGCGAGATCCAATAGTAGACAAACCTACAGAGGTCTTTGAATGGGGTAGCTTTTATGAGAATGGTACGCATGAATGCTATACACTCTTTAACTCTAAAGCTAAAATAACGACTTATAAGAGTCTTAAATGGCATCTGTATGTGTTATGGTACTTGAATCCTCAAATGGACCAAGAAGACTTTAATACGATTGCAAAGCATGTATGCAAAAGAGAAAACGGATTTGTGACATTTACTGTTTCTGATCAATTACTAGATAATATGGTATATGATGTTTCCCTCATGGATTTAGACAAGCCACCTCCTAATAAATTAAGGAAGATAATATTTAAAGATTTTACTGGTCTGACTATGAGAGAAAAATTGTCTATAGTAGGCAAGATGGTTGGTAGGAAGAGTATATCTGAATCAGAAATATACGATGCTATGGTTCTAATAAACAACGAAAATGAAAAGATAACTATAAACAAGCTATCTGAAGAGTTAAAATGTTCGGTTAGAACAATACATAGAAACATGGGCAACGAACTGAAGAAAGAAAAAACTCTTTTAAACCAACAAATTAGTTTACAAAAATAACACGAACAGTGTTTGATAATATGAATATATGAAAAAATACAATATACAGAATTATGTTAGATATAAAAACGATGTAAAAAGATCCATGCCACTAGAGCAATTTTTTCAAGATTATACCAGGAATGAGCTAATAGTTTCATTTCTGCCTTTAGTAGAGAATATAGCTAGAAAATTTTCAACCAGCGATCAAGCTTCAGGTGTTTTAAGTATAAACGATCTAATACAAGAAGGTAATGCTGGATTAGTTTTAGCGGTTGATAAATTAGACTGGGAACAATTAAACAGTTCTGAGGACATAGAAAAAACATTAAAGTCGTTTCTATCCAAAAGAATTAAAGGAGCAATACGGAGAGCTATAGACATAAACAGAGGAGACATAAAGATTCCTGAAAACAAATTAATACAAATAAGAAAAAATCCTAATGACGATAAATTAGTGTCATTGTTTTTCAACAGTGTATTCGCTAGCTACGACAACGAGTACAAAGGAGAAGATGATGAAAATTCCTCGTGGGTTATGAATATAGCTGATAAATCTGAACCATATAATATTGACTTACTCAACACTTATTTGTTAAGTATAATGCGAGAGCATCTTACGGAAAAACAATATGATATATTAAGAATGTCCTATGGTTTAGATTGCGAAAAAGTGCCAGCTAAAGAAATAGCTAAGCGAGTGGGAATCACTGCTGTAACAGCTATTGTAATTGTTTCTCAAATAAAAAAAGAAGCAATTGACCGTTTAATCGCCAACGTCGACGCAACACAAGTGATTGATTATCTTTAACTTAAGGCTTAAATTAAAGTGATAATGCGTAATTATATTAATAACAACAAAATGCAATCTAATGAAATTAAATGAAAAACTGGCTACTATCCAGACTAAATTCAAATCTAAAAAAAGTAGATTTAATTCATTCGGCAAGTACAACTTCAGATCAGCCGAAGACATCCTAGAAGCAACAAAACCCTATTTATTAGAATTAGGAGTAAGCGTAACAATTAACGAAGTGTTAATTCAGAATGAGCCATTCCCTATTTTGGAATCAAAGGCTACTATCTCTGACGGCGAAAGTGCTATACACGCTGCTGCTATTGTTGGTGTAGATTTAGTTCAGAAAGGTATGCAAATGCCACAAAAATTTGGTAGTGCTTCCTCTTACGGAAAAAAATATGCACTCGGAAACTTATTCTTAATTGATGACACGGCTGATAGTGACGCCACTAATGGAAGCGGAAATGCAACCGCTGCTAAAACTAAAAATACCTTAACCTCAGAAAAAGATCCAGCCTTTAAGAAGGCGCAGGAATATATTAAAGCAGGTGGTAAAGTTGAAGCAATAAAAGCAAAGTATGCCTTGTCTAAAGAAATCGAGGCAAAATTAACAACCCTGTAAAACAATGAATGATCTTAACAAAAAAGAAATATTAGATAGACTTAAAAGCGATGAAGATTACTATGGTGACTTTGGCCGACAATTTAGAAGCAACTCTGATATTTCTACACTGTTAACAAACCCTCTTGCGCTTGGTACTCCACAGAAGCCAAACATTAATTTTTTGATTGGTGGTTATTTTCATACAGCTATACTAGAACCTGACAAATTAAAAAAGTATAGAATTATAGAAGGTACAACAACTAGGAATACTAAAGCGTACAAGGAGATCTCAGGTGGCGAAATGTGTTTGTTATCCCACGAAGTAGATAAGTTAGAATTACTTATAGATACTATGACATCTAACGAAACTTGTAGTGGATTAATAAACGGCATTAACGTCGAATACGAACAGCCTGGGATTGGTGAGATTGAAGGTATGATGTGGAAAGGTAAAGCTGATATAGTAAATCACGACGAAAGATTAATAATAGATCTTAAAACAACCAGTGATATAACAAAGTTTAGAAGCTCAGCTTTCCGTTACAATTACGACAGTCAAGCCTACATCTATCGTAAGATATTTGGTTATGATTTAATCTTCATAGCAATAGACAAAACTACGCGGCAAATCGGTATATTCGATTGTTCAGATTCTTTCTACGAAAGTGGTAAGAACAAAGTGCAGCAAGCAGTAGAACAGTATAAATTATTTTACGAAAACCCGGACTTTAAACCGGAAAACTATTTTATCAATAAGACATTATAGGCTTACAAATGTAACACGAATGACTATAGATAATATAAACGATTAACAATTAAAACTAAAACAAATGGCAAGTATTATTAAAGCGAGTATCAACTTAGACATGATTGACAAGTCTAAAATCTATGTTGGAAAAAAGGGTAAGTATTTACCTATTACAATTACTATTAACGATGAAGTAGACAACTATGGAAATCAAGGACCAGTAGTTATTGAGCAGTCTAAAGAAGAACGCGAAGCTAAAGCAGCTAAAATCTATTTAGGGAATGTAAAAGTTGTATGGACAAACGGAGATAATGTAGCCGCCGCTCCTAGAACCGATCAACCTCAAGCAGCAGCAGCCTCAGTTGGAGAACCAGATGATCTACCATTCTAATGGATCAATGCGAAATGTGCGGTGAAGTTATGACTAAGTGTGACTTTGATTACTGCGATATGTGTCCCGATTGCTTAGACGGAGAATAACTAATCAAATTAAATTAAATGCAAACAACAGAGATCAATGGATTTGTGATTGACGAGTTCAATACACATAAGCTTGAAGAAGGTCACAAGCAGGGTATATGTCCTGTTTGTTCTCCTGATAGAAAACCTAAGAATCAGAAAGCAAAGTGTGCTTCTTATGATTGGGATCGGGGTCTCGGTACTTGCCACAATTGTGATACTAGTTTTCAACTACATACTTACAAGCGTAAAGGCGAAGCTGAAAAGGTTTATATCAAACCAGCCCAGCCAAGTGCTATACACGATGTCGGCACTAAAGTTGAAGAGTGGTTTAAAACAAGAGGTATCTCCAAGCAGACTCTCGCTGATTTAAAAGTCAGTGAGGGCCCTGAATGGATGCCCCAAACACAAAAGTCAGAAAATGTTATAAAGTTTAATTACTTTATGGGTGGCGAGTTATTAAACGTCAAATATCGAGACGGTAAAAAAAACTTCAAACTATTTAAAGGAGCTGAAAAAGTATTCTATAATATAGATTCAATAGTTGGATATGACTATTGCGTTATAGTTGAAGGAGAAATGGATGTATTAGCTCTTCACGAAGCTGGCATAACTAACGCTATATCAGTTCCAAACGGAGCAACACTAAAGACTAACAATTTAGATTACTTAGATTCTTGTATTGATTACTTCGAGAACATGAGTAACATAATCATCGCTACAGATACTGATGATGCTGGACTAGCTTTGCAAACAGAACTAATTAGAAGATTGGGATCTGAAGTTTGCTTAACAGCTACGTTTCAAGACTGCAAAGACGCTAACGAGTATCTGCTAAAGTATGGTAAAGAAGAATTAGTAAAAAGAATAACAGGTGCAAAACCTGTACCTCTTGAAAATGTAACAACATTTAGAGATCACGAGGGTGAAGTTATTGACTTTGTAGAAAATGGATTTAAGCCAGGTTTTCAAGTTGGCTTAAATAACTTTGATGAAGTGTTTTCTACTTACACAGGTCAGTTTATAACAGTAACTGGTATACCTTCATCAGGTAAATCTGATTTTGTAGACCAAATGTGCGTTGGATACAATAACAATTATGGATGGAAAACAGCCTTTGCATCTCCTGAGAACAAACCTAACTTTCTACACGCTCACAAGTTAATGAGAAAAGTGTGGGGAGGGATGCCTCAAAAAGCAGATATCCATACTGAAAGGTGGAATCAGGTAGCAGATCATGTCAATAGCAATTTTTATCATATTGATATGGATCGGTACAGTCTAGAATCTGTCTTAGCTAAGGGTGCTGAATTGGTTAAGCGTAAAGGAATAAAGTGCTTAGTAATTGATCCATTCAATAAAGTAAGAGCAACAACAGCTAATGATAGCGACGTTAACAAATATACAATGGAATACTTAATGCAAATAGAAACATTTGCAAGGAAGCATGATGTATTGGTTATAATTGTTGCTCACCCTACTAAGATGTATAAGAATGATAAAGGCGTAATAGAAGTACCTACAATGTATAATATCAAAGGCGGTGGAGAATGGTATGATGCTTCCTATCACGGATTAGTTGTCCATAGAAATTACTTAAACAAAACTGTAATGGTTAAAGTTTTAAAAGTTAAGTTTCAAAATCTTGGAGAAAATGGCGCTGAGGTACATTTTAAATGGAATCCTGATTCTGGAGGCTATATTCCGCACGAGCAAGTTTCATTAGAAGGAACTAAGATGCCATGGGAGTAAAAAAGAGTCAGTGCGATATGGGCAAACCTCCTTTTGACGAGGATTTGTGGATCGCGCAGCGATGGTGTATCAGAGAAGGTATTCATATAGCCCCAAAAGCTAAGAACGATAAAGCCTGGTATATTGATATTAGAAACAAAGGCAATGTTAATACTAGCCCTGATACTTTTGGTAAAAATGAAATATGGACAAAAATATTTGAATACTACAAATACTATTATGACAAACATAGAAAATGAATACAAAGGATTATTATCAGAAATACTCAACAGAGGAATGGATAAATCGGATAGAACAGGAACTGGGACAAAGTCTGTCTTCGGAAGAACGATTAGGCACGATATGTCACTGGGGTTCCCTATTCTTACAGGAAAAAGAATAAGCTTCAATGCAGCAAGAACTGAGTTGCTTTGGATATTACAAGGTAGAACTGATTTAAAATATCTTGAAGATAATGGAGTTAAGTACTGGCGACCAGATTATGAACGCTCAGGCAGAACTGATGAAACATTAGGTCCAGTATACGGAAAACAATGGCGTGATTTTAACGGCGTAGATCAGCTCGAAAAACTTGTGTATAGCATTAATCACAATCCTGATTCAAGGCGCATGATAGTTAGCGCATGGGCTCCACACGAGCTAGACGATATGGCGTTACCTCCTTGTCATTATGCTTTTCAAGTTTATATCAATAATGGTGTTATGGATTTAATGTGGCAACAGCGATCTGCCGATGTTTTCTTAGGTTTACCTTACGATATTACAATGTATGGTTTACTATTAGAAATGCTAGCTGAAGGGGCCGGCTATAAAGCTGGTCAATTAATTGGTCAACTTGGTGATTGTCATTTATATAATAATCATTTAGAACAAGCTAAAGAATATAGAGATAGACCTAGAAGAGCACTGCCTCAATTAGAATTAAGTAGAGGTATTACTGCTGGATCTGGAATTAAAATCCCTAAAGCTGATGAAATTAAATTATTAAACTACAATCCTTACGCTGCAATTAAAGCAGAGCTAAGTGTTGGTAAATAAATTAAAAAATGTATTACATATATCACATTACTGGTAAAAAAATCGGAGTAACACGTGATCTTAATAAAAGAGTTACGAAGCAACAAGGTTATGCTTTAGACGAATACGAAGTTCTACATACTAGCGACGATATCGATGAGATATCTGACTTGGAAATAGAACTTCAAAAGTCTTATGGCTATAAAGTAGATAGACAAACTTATAAAAATTTAATAAATAAAAACAATTCAATGACAATTAACGCTACAGAGCAGACTTCAACATTTCCATGTCCATTAAACAAGCTGAAAGGCCAATTAATGGACAATTTAGGCTTAAGCTGGGAAACAACACACGGAACTTTTAAAATAACTAAAGAAAATATACCTTGGATAATTAAAAATGCTAGAACTTCAATGTTTAATGATTGCAGATGTTATGTATATAACAAAGCTTTTAAAGTTAATAGCACTGAAAATAAAAAACCTTCAAACCTAAGTGACGAAGCGAACATATACGATAAGATAAGAACTTGGGCTGCAGACAAAGGTATATATGCAAAAGGTGATTCAAAAACCCAGTACTTAAAACTTATGGAAGAGTCAGGCGAGCTTGCAGAAGCTTTATTAAAAAATGATGAAACAGAAGTTATAGATGCTATTGGCGATATGGTTGTTGTTCTAACGAACTTAGCTAAACTAAGAGGTCATAATATAGAAGACTGTGTTGCATCTGCTTATAGCGTAATTAAATCTAGACAAGGTAAAATGGTTAATGGAACATTCGTAAAAGAAACATTATAATGAGCAAACAAGAAATAGAGTTTAGAGATCCAGTTGTTAAACGTGTTGTAAATAAATTTGTATCAAGATCTGATGTAGGCTTTGATAAGTATGGTGTTACATTGCAAGATGACCCATCAAGAATGTTTGAATGGCTTAATCATTTGCAAGAAGAACTTATGGATGCTGTATTGTATCTTCAGAAAGCTAAAGAAACCTATACTGAAGAGCTACAAGAAGATTTATTGTCGGACTTAGAATTTTCAGATGAGGAAGTCTTTTAAAAGAAAAACCGGCAAACGAGGACCGGTAAGAGCAAAGAAGGTATTCTATGACGGTATCGACTTTGCTTCAGGTCTTGAGAAGCATATGTATGTGGCTATGAAAGAAGCTGGTATAAAAAGCAAATACGAAGGAGAAACATTTGTTCTATTGAACGGTTTTCATTTTGAGAATGAAGTATATGAAAGACAAGCGAATGGTAAAGGCGAATACAAAAATAGAGGGTGTAAGCGAATACTACCTATTAAGTATACACCGGATTTTATTGGCGAAGACTTTATAATAGAAACAAAGGGTAGAGCTAATGAATCATTCCCTATGCGATGGAAACTATTTAAACAATTAGTTACTAATCAATTCCCGGGGTATACGATTTATAAACCACAAAATCAAGCAGAATGTCAAGAGACAGTAAGGTTAATCCTTTCGAAGCAAAAAGGATAGCAAGGCAAAAATACGCTGAGCGCCAAATTGAAAAGTTCATTAAATGGAGCTGGGAGATTAAAGGTAGGGTAAGATCCACAGATATAGAAAAATTACATAAACGATATAAAATAGAATGTTATGCAAATTAAAGACGAAGACAGTAAAGGATGGGCGTTATCACTAGGAATTTATCCTGGTATATTATTAGGGTTTAGAACATATAAGCAAGTAGATATGGTAACGCATGTGCTATACATGCCGTTTGTCGATCTGGCTTTAGAAATAGATTTATAATGTCAGAAGATATAGAAACTCAGTTTCATACCATAGATCTATTCGTTAGAGATATACTAGACGATATGAAAACAGTAAATAAATCAACAACAAAACCTGTCATGCTAGCTCATATGAGTGCATGGCAGAATACGTTAGAAACAATTAAATACATAATAGATATATAATGGGATTATTTGACGAGAGAATTGCTTACAAACCTTTTGAGTATCCAGAATATTACACTGAAGGTTGGCTAAAACAAGCTCAGGCTTTTTGGCTACATACAGAAATATCGATGCAAGGCGATTTAAAAGACTGGAATGAAAAATTAGATGAGAAAGAAAAGCATTTAGTTGGTAATATACTTCTCGGCTTTGCTCAAACAGAATGTGCAGTATCAGATTACTGGACACAAAAAGTTGTTGGTTGGTTCCCAAAACATGAAATACAACAAATGGCTATGATGTTTGGATCACAAGAAACAATTCACGCGGTAGCTTACAGTTACTTAAATGAGACTTTAAAACTAGAAGATTATGAAGCTTTCCTCCACGAGCCGGCAACTGCTGAGAGGTTTAATAACCTGGTTGCTTATAATGGTAGTAACCGCACTGGTATTGCTAAGTCCCTTGCTGTATTTTCAGCGTTTGCCGAAGGCGTATCCCTTTATAGCGCTTTCGCTGTTTTGTACAGTTTCCAATTACGTAATTTACTTAAGGGAATAGGGCAACAAATGAAATGGTCTGTAAGAGATGAATCTCTGCACAGCAAAATGGGTTGTCAATTATTTAGACATATGTGTGAAGAAGATAGTCAGCTACTTGAATTGTGTCGCGAGGATATCATTAAGTCAGCTGAGGCAATGGTTAAGCTAGAAACTAATTACATTACCAAGATGTTTGAAAAGGGTGACATAGAGGGCATCAAGTCAAACGATTTAAAACACTTTATAAAGAAAAGAACAAATGAAAAGCTTGTTGAACTTGGGTATGTCGACTTGGGGAACTATTTCGCGTATGACACTAAAGCAGCGAGTAATCTTGATTGGTTTTACCATCTTACCGGGGGCGTTACCCATACTGATTTTTTTGCGATTAGGCCGACGGATTATTCCAAAGCGGGTGAGGATGAAGATTATGAAGATATTTGGTAAACTAAAAACTAAAACAAAATGAAAGAACAAACACTGATTAACATGAAGCATGATATGGGAAAGCTGGCAGAAGCTATGCATAATACCATAAGAGATTTAGTAGGTTTAAATACCTTAACTCAAGGGCTATTGCAAACAGTTCAATTAATGCCGGGATATGCAGATGCTATACACGAACTTACTTCAAAAATAGCTGAAGCTGAACCAGTAGAACCTAAAATGGATTTAAAATAATGTGGAATGAAAATTGGATTAAAGGAGAAGATTACCCTGCGTGGGGTGATACAGACGTATACAAGAAGACAATATCCGGGGGATATCTATTTGACGGAGAGAGTCCTAAAGAAGCATACCAAAGAGTCGCTAAAACTGTTGCTCGTAGGCTTTATAAACCGGAACTTGCTGAAACCTTTTTCGAATATATTTGGAATGGTTGGTTATGCTTGGCATCTCCTGTACTTAGTAATACTGGTACTGACCGTGGGTTGCCTATTAGCTGTTTCGGTATTGACGTAGCGGATAGCATACAAGATATTGGGAGTAAAAATTTAGAAATGATGATGCTCGCTAAGCACGGTGGTGGCGTTGGTATCGGTATTAATCAAATTAGGCCAGCCGGAGCTAAAATAACAGGTAATGGAACATCAGATGGAGTCGTACCCTTTTGCAAAATATACGATTCAACAATACTTGCCACAAACCAAGGATCAGTTAGAAGAGGAGCTGCTTCTGTTAATATCAACATTGAACATGACGACTTTGACGAGTGGCTTGAAATCAGAGAACCTAAAGGAGATGTTAACAGACAGTCGCTTAATCTACATCAGTGCGCAATTGTTGGTGATAAGTTTATGCGTAGACTTGAACAAGGGGATAAGGAAGCTAGAAATAGATGGAGTAAACTTCTTAGAAAACGAAAAGCAACTGGAGAGCCGTATATCATGTTTAAAGGAAATGTTAACAAAGCAAATCCAGAAGCATATAAACAAAATGGATTAAAAGTGCATATGACGAACATTTGTTCTGAGATAGCACTACACACTGATGAAACACATAGCTTTGTATGCTGTTTATCATCATTAAATTTAGCAAAATATGAAGAATGGAAAGACACTAATCTTATACACGACGCCATTTGGTTTCTTGATGGAGTTATGGAGGAATTTATTCAACGCGCCAAAGGTCTTAGAGGATTCGAAAACACTATTCGATCTGCACAGAAAGGGAGAGCATTGGGGCTGGGTGTCCTCGGATGGCATACCTACTTACAGGAGAAAGGTATTCCTTTCGAAGGTTTACTTTCTCAGTTTGAAACTAGGAAAGTTTTTTCGCAAATCAAAATTGAAAGTGAAAGAGCCTCTAGAGCGCTTGCTGAGGTGTATGGTGAACCTCTTTGGTGTGCTGGTACTGGTATGCGTAATACTCATCTTCGGGCTGTCGCTCCTACTGTCTCTAATAGTAAGCTTTCCGGTAACGTTAGTCCAGGCATTGAGCCGTGGGCTGCGAATGTATTCACAGAACAAGGAGCCAATGGAACATTCATAAGGAAAAACCCTACGCTTGAGCAAGTGTTGGAAGATAACGGTTTGAATACTAGCGATATATGGAATAAAATATTATCTGATGGTGGATCTGTGCAGGATATCAAGGAGCTTGATGATGTTCTTGTTGGTGATCACGATATACCTGTTAAAGAAGTTTTTCGAACTTTCAAAGAGATTAATCAGTTAGAATTAGTTAATCAAGCAGGATTAAGACAACAGTATATAGATCAATCAGTTAGTTTGAATCTTGCGTTTCCTTCAGAAGCCACTCCTAAATGGTTGAACAAAGTTCACTTTGAGGCATGGAAAAAAGGGGTTAAAACTTTGTATTACACAAGAACTGAAAGCGTTCTACGTGGAGACATTGCTGCTAACGCAATGAGCGAAGACTGTTTAGCTTGTGATGGCTAAGTAAACCAGTAAGTTTACAAATAAAAAAGGCTCTCGTAATTGAGAGCCTTTTATTATTTATTATATTTGTTTTTTTACTCCCTTCTTTCCTACTTTCTTCTCTTTATCTTTTTTAGCTATCTCTAATAGTATTGCCTTGTTTTCTTGCATAGCTCTCTCTTCTAGTCTAATAGCTCTGTCTTCTTGCTTAGCTGCTCTTTTAAGTAAGCGAGTCGCTCTTCTATCTCTTCCTTCATCTACAGCTTTTCTACCCTTAGCTGCATTCTTTTCAGACCTTGCGTATAATCTCTCAGAGCGAGTTGTTTGCTTAGCAGGAGATTTTGTAGGTGTCTTTTCATGTTGCGTAATGTATTGCAACGTCCCATCATTATTTAGGAGAGTCTTTGAATCTTTTATTCTCATATCCATCAACCCTTTTTTATGACCAACCGAGGCTTTAAAGCTGTTCTCGGCTCTAAGTACATTCCGATTAGTACCCCTACTTGTAACAAGAGTATCTTTACGTTGATTAAAATTTTCCATTCGATTAGCTAGCTCGCTGTATTTTTTTGCTTGTTTCGCGGGAGATCCTATATGATATCCATTGTTGCCTTTAATTCCTAATCCTTGTGGACCTATTCCTTTTGTTCTCATATTTTACTTTTTAGTCGTTTTACTCCATCTCGCTTTAAACCCTCGAATATCTATATGTGTAAATGTATTGTATTCGCCTACGCCACCCATTTTAAATCTTTCACTTTTCATTAAGTCGTTAACTGTTTCTGCAATTTCGCTAGGACTTTTTGTTTCAGACTTTACGTCAGCAGCTTTACCTGTTATATGTTGAGAATTAGTAGCCCCGCCTACATCATCGTTATGAGCTTTACATCTATATGCGTTAGTAAGATCTAGTTTACCAACCTCATCTCTCAACACCTGTAGGTTTTCAGCTAGTTCAATTATATTATTTTTAACAAATTCAGGCATAGTACAACCACACTTGCATTCAAATTCCCATAAATAAAAGTTATTAGTTAGTTTTGTCATCGCTTTCTTCCTTTATTTTAGTCCACTTAGATATTGTATAACCTATAGTCACTAAAAGTAATATTAATTTTAACCAATCTTCTATTTGACTAAAAGTAGCTAACCCCATTACAGATCCGTTTATCATATATATTCTTAAGTTATCAGCCATGATCATTTATTTATTGCATTTGCAGTTGCCTCCGCAACCACAGCCTGGGGTTGCTGGATCTGGATTATAATCAGGAACCGCAGCTCCTGTTCCATCTGGACTTACTGATATTTTCATACCTTCCTTAGCTGTTAAGCCTACTCTAGCTTGTCTAATTTTTGTTGTGATTGGTGTTGACATTATTTTTTATTTTTTGTTAATCTTGATCTTAATTTTTCTCGTCTTTTAGCTAAAGCTTTTCTCTTTTTTTCTGCTGCCTTGTCTCTTCTTTCTTTAAGAGCTTCTGCTGGAGATAGATTAGCTACTCGTTGTTTCTCTTTTTCTTTTTTAGCAGCTCTAGTTCTTTTAGCTTTTTCCTTACCCTCTATTTTTCTCTTAGCTTTACCTTCAAGCTTTATAAGATCAAACTCTTCATTCTTGGCGCCAACGTTCCATGTTCTCCAACCTAAAGCTAATGCTATTCTTTGAAACTTGCTATTTCTGTCGTCCAACATTTCCCCTACACTCCTAGCTTCCGCTAAAGCTCTATCAAGTGGTACATTAAAAGCAGCAGAAGATAAGTTAGCTATTATAGTATACGTTGATGATGGATTAAACTTACCATTTATTGTAACATCCCAAGGATGCTTCTCTATAATATCCCTATCAAATTGCCGTGTCTGAATGCTTGAATAAACTTTTCTAAGTTTAGAACCTATTGCCGGTGCTAGGTTTGCTAGTTCAATAATTGTCTTGGTTTGATCTCCTGTAAAACCTTTCTCGTCTTCTCTTTTCCATGTAGATATCGAATTCTTTAAAGTAGTAAATATAGCTCCGTATATTCCAGTACCTCGTATAACCGAATCAGCCATACCGTCTAATATACCAGCAGCTTTCTTTTCTATAGCTTGATTCTTTTTATCTTCATCTTCTTCATCTTCTTCTTCGAATCCAGGTATTAATGCAAACGCTGTTTTTGACAACGCGTTAAACAAAAAGTTTTGTATAGCTCCATAATAAAGTATCTTAGATATATGTGTCTTTGCATCCCCACGTCCATTTATAAGGTCCTGGCCAGACTTTTTCATAAGTCTAGTGTATTGCATCGTTGTGTTTTGAAACGACAAGATAAGACGTCCCGCAACGCTTCGCTGTTGTTGAGAGACTAATGCAGGATCACCTGACTGCTGAGCTTCGTCTGACAATTTACTAAAATCCTCAAAAGCTTTTGTTTCCGCTTCCTTTAGACTAAGACCCTGCTTTTTGTAGGTATTGATTCTATTACGATACAACGTAGCCCCACCCATCGAGATAGCAAAACTATCCGCAATTTGCGTTGGTGTAAAACCTATCTTTAGTATATATGAAATAACAGCTTGAGCTTTATCCTGAGAATTCTTAGCAGCATTAGCAATTTCAGCTTCTTGAACATCTGATTTCAAACCACCTCTACGTTGCTTTAATTTATCTGAGTTAAATATTGTTACAAAGTCTTTCCAGTATTGTGGCTGATTTGCAAATGCTATTGCCGCTTTAGCTGGATTGTTATCAGACCAGTTTATAAAGTTAGCTGCAGAAAGAGTTTGCAGTACTGCAGATCTTCTGTTAAAAAACATTATTGTACCAATAGAGCTGTTAACCCAGTTCATCCATTTACTAGTTATAGCGTCACCACTTTGGTTTGGGCTATTACTACCGGACTTCATTGCGTATATAGAGTTCTCAATAGCTTTCCTAGAAGCTTCTCCATACAGCGCTTCTACTTTATTTAGATTCTTTTCGCTAAATATAATATCCACATTCTCAATGAATTCAGCTAAGTATTCTTTTCTATTTGTTTTTTCAGTTAGGTTATTTAAGTCGCTTAAGGTCGTCTGAGCCATCCAATATTCACTAGGAGCTGGCCACGCGTCTTTCTTAGATACTATTAATAATCCATCTGCAAAGCTGCTTAATTCAGGATCATTAGCTACAAGATCGTTCAATTTCTTGTTGTCTCTTTTAGAAAGTCCAGGCACTTCTTCTCCAGCTTTATTCCATAAGTAAACTCGAACAGCAGCGTCATAAGTATACTGCTCACCTTTTATTAGTTTATTTAGCTTCTTTCTAACTGGCTTAAAGGTTTTAAGTAAAGCCTTCGTGTCTTCTTTGATTGTTTGCCTTGCTGATTCTAATGCCGCAACCCCTTGGAAATAAGGATCCATCAAACTTTCTTCAAAAAACTTTTGGTCAGCTTCACCTTGCTTTCCTTTACCAGCAAATTTGTATTGAGTTAATCCTCTAAAATCTTCTGCTGATGGAGATATAAAGAATTTAAACTTACCTGTTTTTTTACCTCTTCTCTGAGCGGTTGCTTTAGAAAACTCTTTAAACGATTCCACACCTTTTTGGCGTTCGATCATATCATTAAACTTAGTGTCTAAGCTTTGTGAAAACTTAACTTTAGCTAACTGAACTTTGCCTTTAACATCGAAAGTATCTAAAGCGTCTTTAACTGCTTTAACATTTCCTGTGTGATCATCAGCAAAATAAAAGTCGTTGTAGCCATCAGCTACTTTATCTATAATCCAATCAGCTTTAGCTTTAGGTGTTCCGTTGCCTAACCCAGTAATATTTTCTAAAGGTATATCTAATCCTAGCTCACTAAGAAATTCTTGAATAGGACCAGCAGCATCAGCAGGTCTTGCTGTTAAAACAAATACATCTTTAGTTCCTCTTTTGTCTGCTATAATTTTAGCAACCTCAAGCAAAGGTCCAGCTTGTCCATTCATTACTTTACTAAACTCAGAAAAATCCCATTGAGCACCTTCAGCTTCCATCTTACCCGCGTCTTTAGCAAAAGTAGCCGCATCAATTTTACCAGTAGTTCCGTCAGGCATTGTGTATAGCACATTACTTTTTGTACGAGCTAATGTATCGTCGAAATCAAATACCCTTATTTTTTTAGGTGATTGAGACCACTTAATACTTCTAGCATTATTGATAGCCTTTTGTTCTGTTTTTACAGGAGCAAGATTGTTTTCCATTTCCTGATTCAATTGCGGGCCAAGGGCTCCAGCAGGGCTTAAAAAGGTATTATTTTTAGCGTCATAGAAAGTTACCCCAGCTTTATTCATTTCCTGGATCATTTCCGCATACCTGGTTGTCATAACGCCTGCTCCACGAACATAATTAAGGCCCATAAGTGATTGCAGTTTGTTTCTTACTAAACCCTTATCCATGCCTTCCGTAATAAAAGCTGTGTCAAAATCAGAAAGTTCTTCTATTAGAATATCCAGGTCAGCTTTTTTACCAGTCATAGAATATATGTAAGCTGCTATAGCCATTCTATTAGCGGGTTTTGTATGTTCAAACACACCTTTATCAATCTTACCGTCTTTTCTACCAAATCCAAGCTTAACTAAGTCTTTTAAGCTTAATAACGTGCCGTCTAGTTTGGCAGGCATCCATCTAGGAGCTGAAGTAATTTTACCCAGTCCATCCATTGCTGCAAAAGGCAATCTAATTAAAGTTCTTTGCGCTGCTGGTGATATATCTGCTTTGTTAACTGCTTCTATAAATTTTATTAAGCTGGCTTGAAATTCTTTTTTACCTTCTTGTAATTCTTGTAGGTATTCTTTTTTACCTTCGTTATCCAACTTATTGTATACAGAGTTATCTTTTGACCAGAAATTTTTAGTGTAAGCGTCCGTTCTGGTGGAAACTTTATCCCCCATTTCAATGCCTCTAAGAAAATTCTGTTCAAAATCAGATACACTGACCATAAAAGATCCTCTATTCTCAATTTGCGTAGTTGGCATTCCGGTTTCAGTATCCTTCTTGTAATTCGGCAGCCCTAAATCACTTTCTACTAAAATGTCACTATCAGGTGTAGCTCTGGTTTTTCCATCTTTATTTAGCTTGCCTTTAAAGCCTCCTAACCCACTAGGGCTGTATACGGCTACAAATATATTCTTAATTTCATTACCAGTGAAACCTTGATCAACCAGCACTTCCACAACTTTCTTAACAGCTGCTCTACCTTCGTTTAATCCCTGTATTGTTTTTTCGTCAAGTTTAGTGTCTACGCTTTGATATATTTGTTGAGCAGTAGCATAGCTATTGCCCCTAGTAAGGCCTTCTTTAGTGTTTTCTAGTATATACTTAAGCGTTTTTAAAACACCCTCGGTTTCTTGTATTCTTTCAATACCTATTTCTCCAAAAGGTTTAAATGTATAATCTTTGCTTAGTTCAGCTGCTATTGTTCTTAAATCACTTACCTTAAGGTCTTCTATTGAGTATCTCTGGAATTGTTCTATTAAAGAAGTGTAAAGAGGTAGTTTGTTTTTAGGGTCGTTGGCATGCGTGAAAAATCTATTTTTAAATTCTTCTGTATTTATGCCATCTATAATATCAGATGCTACCCCCAATCTTATTGCCGCCTTAGAAAACTTAACGGTACCTCTTTCAGATTGCCTAGCTACATCTTCAACGAAGTTATCTACCAAAACAACACCTCTGGCAACTTGATTATTTTCAAAAGCCTTACTTATTTCACTGTTTTCGTCTTGTAACTCTTTGTTGAATATCTCTAATGATATTTCTTCAGCTATAGCTTTAGCCATAGACTCTTTCTTGCCTCGTATAGGAGCTCCTGAGGTCATCTTACCATCAGCATCTATACTTACATCCTGTAACACAGATCCAACGAAGTCAGCGTCACTTAAAGCAGTCGCTATATTAGGTAATCTTCTAACTATATCTCCTCCAGCAGTTTTTCCTAACTTGTTTGTCGATGTCTTCTCTCTATCTATAGTCTTACCTTGCCAATCACTTGTAAAGTTTGGTACAAATACAAAGTCTCCATAAGAATCTTTAACTCTTGTTCCATTAGAATCCACTTTATACGTACCTCCCACGGATTTTTGAATAGCCTTAGGAATCGCGCCCATTAACCAAGTGGTTGTCATGTTCTCTAGTATTGCCTTCTTATTCTTTAACAACCATTTTTGTAGTTGTGCATCGGCTTTTCCACCCATAGCCTTTTTAAGATCAATATCAGCTTGCTTACCCATTGCTTTCTTTATCTCAGCGATTAAAGGTGAAACCGATTTGTTTATAGAAACTTTAGCATCAAGCTTAGATTTTAATACTTTTAAAACTTTAGTTAATTTACCGCCAATTTCTTTAATAGTAAAACCGGGTAAAACGCTACTGTCAATTAGTTTCCTAAATTTAGGTCTATCTTTTTTAACAGCATCATCTTCAGCAATTTTACTCTGTGCTTCTTTAGTATCTAAGTCTGTAGTTTTCTTAGCGGCTTCACTTTCTTTAAATAAAGCTTTTTTAGCATCTAACTTAATGAAATTTGTGTTAGCGAATATAAACTCGCCAAAAGTAATGGGCTCTTTGTTTCCAGCTTTCTTTCTTTCTGCTGCTGGATCATAGTTAACTAATCGATCTTGTATTCCCGCTATAGCTTTTTCTCCAACTTCTTTACTAGGTGATTTTGACTTTATGTAATTGCTAATAACACCGTTTGGTAAGGTAGCATTGTATATAGGATTAAAAACTTTAGGTGAAAAATAGTCTGCTTGAGTTTTAACACTAGGTGGAACTAAATTGTTAATTTCGTTCAAAACAGATTTAGGTCCTTCTTTGGAGTATTTTTCAGTAACAGCAGTTTCCCCAATACCTGAAACCGTTTTACCTATAGTATCGTCTAATGTAATACCGGAATTATTATCATAATTTAACACGGTGTTATATATACTGTTGGGGTTATTTTTACCAATTAAAGCGTATTCAACAGCGTTTGCTTTTTCAGCGGTACCAAAAACGTCGTTAGAAGATTTGTTTATTAGTTCTTGTACTCGTGACCTGTAGGCCATAGCTATTTTTAAAGCTTTTTTAGGTAATTCTAGTTTAGAACTATTGTATTCATTTTGTATGTTTGCTTCAAAATTTGCGTTATATAAAAACGCACTAGTGCTTCCAAGTTTTTTACCAACTTTTGCTCCTTCTTTAGCTGCTTTAGTTAATCCTTTACCTAATCCTTTTCCTTCAATTACACTTTTATTAAAATCTTTTATAAAATTAAATACGTCTCTACCTGAATTAAAAGTAACATTCATACCAGCTCTTTGTAACCCTTGGCGAATAAAATCACCTATTTTGGTAAAAGCGTTTTCTTCAAACGATATAAATCCTTGGGTTAATCCTTCTGAAAATATAGTAAGTAATTCCTCAGCTTTTACGCTAGACGGAGAATCCTTATAAGCTTCGAGTCTACCTTGAATATAAACATTGTTAAAACTAATGTCATTAGGTAACATTTTATCAATTTCAGATCTAAGAGCATTGCCCATTTGTACTATTGCTCCAGGATTGTCTGTAATGGTTTTAAGCAACACTCCATGTAGTAATTCATGCTGAGCTGTGGTTACTGCTTTATTTGTACCTGCAACGTCTTCATTAACCGCTATGGTTTGAGTGCCATCCGCATTTTGTATAATAAATCCGTTTTGAGCTAAAGCCTCATTCACATTTATTAAATCTTCTTTATTAGCTTTGCTTTTTCCTTTGTTTCTTTCTTCTCTAGCTGCATTTTCTTGAGCTATTAGTTCACTAATTTTTGCCTTGTTACCTTTTTCAAAAGTAATACCTAAAGCGTCTGCTATTTTTTTAGTACCAGCTTCTGTTCTTTCTTCTATAATTGAAGATTGTTGCTTAACTTGAGAAGCTTCTATTTTAGCATCAATAGCTTCAATTTCTGCATCAATCCCCTTTGTGTATCTTTTATCTGCTTTTGCTTTTCTCTCTAGTAATTGATTTTTTTGTATAAGCAAATCTATTTGCTCGTCATTCATTACATCAGGAGCAACATTAATAGCTTTTATAATATCGCCTCCATAGTCTATAGCCGAATTTATTTCGTCTAATTGGCGTTGAGCAGCGTCTTTACTTTGTTGAGTTCTAGCTCTTTTTAATTTAGTCTCTACAACTTTTTTGCTTTCTTGTAAAGTTTTTATTATATCAGCACCTTGAGTTCTGTATTGATTATATATTTTATTTTTAAAATTACTAAATTGAGTAGGAGCCATTACCGTAGAAGTACCACCTGCTAAAAGGATTGTTCCTCCTATGGTTTCAAATTGAGTGTCAAAATCAGTAAATTTGGTTTCATTACTTAAGCCTACAGTTATTTTAGCTATATCTTGAAGTAATAATTCAGCCTCTTCCTCACCAATCTCTCCTAAAAGACTATTAACAAACTGCTTTCCTACCGCTTTTCTAGCTTCTTTTGTAGTTGCTTTCTTTAAGTTTTCTACAACGGTATTTAACATAGATTTACCTATGTTGGTTTTAAAGAAATTTACATCAGGCATGATACCCTGCACTACAGCCGTAGCAGTGGATGCCATGCTTGAATAAGCAAGAGCTTGACTGTCATCTAACCCCATTTGCTTACCTTCCATGTAATTATCATTAACGGTTGCTCTAAAAGCAAACCCGCCCATTTTTATTTTATTTATGGTGCTAGCACTTGCCCCCATTCCTTTTAATAAAGAGTAAGCGTTTTTTAGACCTTTCATATCACCTTTACGGGCAGCTAGCGCTACTCCTATCGTAAAAGGTAACATATTAGCTATAGTTTTGCTACCAGATCTAAAAGATATCCCATCTTCAGATAAACTCCCGCCTTTAGGACTAACTCCTAGGTAATTAAATGAGTTGTAGTTAGAAAACATGTCGCTTACCATGTCTAATCTAGAATACTCATCTTCTTCAAAAGTACCCATACCTGTAAAAGCAAGTCTATTTAACCAAATAGCACTACCAACAATGGATTCCCCAATGAGTTTTTGCCCTCCTTGGACAAGGGTACCTATAAAATCTGCTGTACCTCCAACAAAACCACCATCGATATGTCTATCTCTCCATTTAATAAAATCTTCAGTCATTTGAAAATTGTTATCAAAAACCTGCTCTCCTATATTAAAAGCTAGTTTAGTAGATGTTGTTTGTAATTTATCAGCTGCGTTATACAATATAGCTTGAGCTGCGGTAGCGGCTTCAGGGGTTACTGAGCTTGCTTCGTCTGCAGCAAATATTATTTCTTGAGCTTTATCGTATTCGTTTAAATACTCTTCGTAAGATTGATTCAGTACTTTACTTTTTGCTTCGGTAATAAGCATTTCTTTTCCCTCAAGATTAAGATTGCCATCAAGAGTTTTACCTTTTAATTTATTGTCAGAATATAATTTATTTATTATTTCATCTTCGACTTTTTGGTCAAATTCAATTTGTTCTTTTTTGTTTTCGCCTAAGTCGCTTGAGCCAAAACTACTATAAGTATCTTTGGTTTTAGCTGTAGATACTTCGTTTAGTAGTAATGTTTGCTCGTCATATCTATCTTTTTCGAGAGAATTTTGAAATATGTTTGCTCTTTTGTTGTCATAGTTACGCTCTACCGCGGCAAACTCTTCTGGAGTTATTTCCCCTGCTTGAAGCTTTGCTTGGGCATCATTCCAATAAGCGTCAGCTTCGTTAATTTTTTGAGTAATTAAATTTCTTGCTCTAGACGCAGTGGTTCTATTATCCTCTAATTCGTTTTGCTTGTTATATTCAAGTTGATTAATTTGAGATTGTATATCCGCAGATTCTGTGGACATTATGGGATAATCTTTTTGTTTATTTTTTAAAAATTCAAGTTCATTATCATAAGCGGATAAAGCCGGTTTGTTTTTATTAAACCCAGGATCTTCATATAAGCTTATAATGAAATCGTTAGGACTGTAATTAGGATTATCTAGTTTAGGCTCTTTTTTGTTAGCCTCAAATATTTCTTTTTCTTCTTGAAAAGAGTATTGAGATTCTGTAGGCCCACCTGGTCGATTTATCCATTCAGATAATTCATCAGCCGTTAAGTCTGGATTTTCATCAATGTATTTGTTAGTTTCTTCTTCCCAGGCTTTTATAGTAACCGGTTCACTAAATTCATCTAATTGCACTTCAGCATCACCTAACCTCGATACCGAAAAATCTTCTGCCGAAGTTGATCCCGTATTTTCTGACTCCACATTTGGATCCGCAGTTGTAGAGTCTGTCTTCTTTCCCGGCACTAAAACAGCGCCGCGTCTAGTTACATATTCTTCAAAAGTCATACCGTTTTGCTCCGCTGCTAACTTTATGGTAGACGCAGGTATTTCTTTATTATTTATTTTGTATATTGGATCTGGATTTGCCATATTTAATTTTATTTAATTGTTTAATCCCATTACGTTTAAATCTAATTTGTCTATAACTTCGTCTAGTGAGAACCTTTTAGTAACATACTCTCCGTTTGGACCTATTTCTTCAATTGGAAACCCAGTAGCGTCTTTTATCTCGTAGTAAGGATTATCACCTTGGTTCACCACCTGAGCAGATAACTTATTACCTTGAGTTCTAGCTGTGATTTCTTTACCGCTTTCAAGTAGTTTTAGTTTTTTATTCATAGCATTTGCCTGGAATTGCTGAGCAGGACTCATTGACGCTATAGTCGCTTTGTTTTGTTTTGCTTTATATTCCCTTGAACCATCTGCAAAAGCTTGATTTCTAGCTACAAGTAATCTGGATTTTACGTTTTCCCTTGCTTGTTCTATAGTTATATTGCCAGCATCTAAGGCGTTTCCTACGTCATCTAGTTTTACTTCCGACTTAAAGTCGTATATAATAGATCTTAAGGTATCTTCGTTTTGCAAAGCGCTGTCTAATGACTGATTGTATGAATCTTGCGCATATTGATTATCGTTTTTTCCACTAGCTCCGTTGTTGTAAGCGTTTTCACTCACTTTGTTTAAGCTATTTAAAAACTTAGTGTCCTTAACAAATGGTTCAGCCATGTCTCTATAATCTATAACATTGCCGTCAACTTTAAAACCGATGTTTCCACCTTCTTGTATTTGAAAAGGAGAATCATAACGAGAATCACTTCTACCGTCGCCATCTCCATCGTAAAAGCCATAAGCAATCATAGACTCTCTGGATCTGCTAGGATCATTACCGTTAGAAAACAAACCTTGCTGCATTGCGGAAGCATAATCTACTTTTCCTTTTTTGTAAGCACCTAACTGAGAAGCTAAATTGGTAAAACTGTTATTAACACCTTGCATAATATCAACTGCTTCTAAATACTCTGGAGATGTAGCATCTTTAAACTGAGCTGCTATCTTTGCTGCGTCAGCGTACTTTGAACGCTCCGCAAGTAGAAATTCGCGCATAGACTTAGTTTCAGCAGGAGTAAAGCTAGTGAAATCCATGTCGGTCTTCATCTTTGCCATGTATCCGTTAACTTTCTGCTGAATAGATTCGTTTGCTTTTGTTCTAGGAGGGGTTTGAGTTGCTAAAACAGTAGAGTCTCCCGCTGCAATCCCCGCTCCGATCGCGCCGCCTACATCTAAAAATTTCTTGCTTGTTTGAGCAGCTCCTTGTATTAATGCGTTGTTTGCCATATTACGGTTTCGTTAAATCCTGTGTTGTTGTTGCGGGTTGCATACCGAACATGTTCTGCAAGAAGTCACCTCCTTTAGCTAAGCCTGGTATTTGTGGTAAAACTCCTGCTGCCATACTACCAACACCTCCCAGTATAGACTGTGTAGCTTGTTGCTGAGCCGCGTTTGCAGCACCTAATCTTTGCTGAGACATTCCGAGCATAGTATCTGTTTTGTCTTTTTCAGCAGCTCTAGAAGCATAAGCTCCCTGAAGTTCTTGAGACTGTAGCTGACCGGCCATTTGTCTTTCCGCCATTTGATTACCGGCTTCTTGCTGCCCAATACTAGCTGATGCGCTTTGTGCATTTTGCGCTTGTTGGTTAGACATTGATTGTGCTAACGCTGCAATACCTGAACCGCCAGCTGCACCTTGAAGAGCGTCCATAGTATTTGCCATACCGGCTTGCTGCTGTTGATTAACAAAGTCAGCTTGCTGTGTATTAACAGTTAAGTCTTCGTATACGTTTTCCTGATTAGTAGCCAAATTAGATGTATCTGCACCTTCCATTCTGGCTTTATTTATGTTAAATTCTTTCTGAGCCTCCCGTTGCTCTCTTCTTCTTGCTCCGCTGCCTATGAGGCCACCAGCAATGCCTGAAAGACCTTGAACGGCGCTTAATATTCCTATTGGCATAATTATATTGTTTTATGTGTTATTATTACGTATTATTTGCTACTTATAAATATTTCCGAGCCTACAGAGAACAGCTCAGCATAAGCTGTTGAATCATTCTTGAACTGCATTTCAGCATAGTAGCCTCTAAGACCGCTAGTGTTAACGCTTGCTGTCTTACTGAACAATATGAAGCTAGCTGTTGTTGGTCTCACCTGAGACGAACTGATTTGAGCAGTAAAACTGCTACCGCCGATATTCGTTATCAACCCTATTAATTTAATATCTTTACCGTTTATATCGTTCGTGTAGTAAGCGGTGTCGCCTACCTGTACAGATACATTTATAGGTTTAGGGAAAGTTAAAGTTATTTCGTCCATGTGTGTTTCTTATTTGTTATGGGCATAGGGATAATGAAAATACTTCTCCGGATGCATTTATCTGCATTGATCTCACTGGCTCACCAGAAACAGATACTCTATACCAACCATTATCACCTACAAATACATTGCTAAGGCTTTGATCAGTATATACTGTTACACCGTTAGCTATAGTGTTGTCTTCAAAGTAAAAGTAGTATGTAATATCAGTTGATGCGCAAGCTTCAGATAAAGTACTTCTTGAAAAACCTGCTGGGTTTGAAGATGGTGTTACGCAAGAAGGGCACGTAGTTATTGCTCCTAATATTCCTGTTTGTTGTCTGTAAGTTGCCATGATTTAAGGTGTTAATCCACAATTATTAGTATCGTCGCTGTAGTATCCAGCTGTAGCGACTGTTGTTAAAGCTGTGTCCGAATATAAGTTGGTAGCTGTTGCTAAAGTTTCTCCAGCGTTAACATACACGGTCACTGAAGTAGGTGAGCCGCAACATAAATCCTGATATGTAGTTGAATAACATAAAGTTAAGGTATCGTAGCAGGGCGCGCATACCAGTGAGCTACCTAAAACTCCAGCTGTTTGTTGTCTATAATTTGCCATATATTTATTGTCTGTAAAATCCGTCTGCAGCAGGATTGCCTGAAGCATCTAGTATTGATGTTGCTGTTAAAAATGTTTCTCCGTTAGCTATAAAGTAAGTGTTCTGAACTCCGTCGCAGCAAGCATCGGTTAAACTATAGGTAAGTACTATAGGTGTTAACGGCCCTTGCAAATAGTTATCTAAATTAAGCACGCTGACCATATCTAAAGCTCCTGCAAAACCAACAGTAACAGATAAATTAGCCGTTAATGTAGAAGGTATGGCTACATTATCTATAACGAGCTTTTGATAATCAACAGCTTGAACATAATCATCACCTGTTGAAGCTAAGTTTTGATTAGACCAACCGGATAAAGGAGGTGTTAGATCAAAAACAAAGTCACTAACAGACGTTGCGGTCACGGTATACTGACGCGTTTGGTTATTAGAATAAGGTAAATATGTTTCTACATCAGCTGCTCCTACGGTTACGTCTGTATTAGAGCTAGAAAATACAAAACTTAAAGTAGATTCTATATACTGATTGACTGTAAACACAGAAGGTTGTCCGCTAAGCGTATCAAATGATGATGCTAAATCTCCTGTAAGCGTAAAAGTATAAACTCTATTCTCTGTGGTAGCTGGAAATATAACGGTGACTACTGTTGAGCCTGTAGCGTCAATAACCCCAGAAGTGTTTACTATACTAACACCTCCTGGTGTGTAGCTAGCTGTTAAAGCCCAGTTAGCTCCAGCTATACCATATATTTTGAATGATCTAGTAGTGGTTCCTCCATCTACAGGGGAAGTAATAAATGAGTATGAGGTAATTTTAATATCAGGTACATATATTTGAAACGCATTTGCTTTTAAGCAAAATACATTGCCGGTAACATTCGCTTTAGGAAAAGTATATGTAACTGTAAATACAACTTGAATTAACTGATTGCTGGCGTTATAAGTTTTAACGTCTGTTATAGTATAATTACTTGGATTACCTATACTTAACGATAATACAGGTACCGACGCAAAATAATATCCTGCCTCTGCGGCAACAGTCTGCGTAAATGCAGTGCTACTACTACCAAAAGTGCCACTGCTGTTATAGTTCAAAGGTAAAACCCCTATCCCTGGCTGTGAAACATTTGATATACCGCAATTAATTACCGAACCAGACACGCTTATTAAAGATTCCTCAGCAAAACCAGTGGAGCACACGCTTATGAATAAATCCTCAGCAGGCATAATGCTTGGAGAGTTGTAAGTTATAACACAGCTAACATTTAATCCGTCTTGAGCAAAAACAACACTGTCAACATAACTAGGCAGCGGATTGTCTGCTGTGAAATTAGATGCTGTCAACGTGTAGCCTTGATCTGGTACAAGCGAAAGAGTAGCTGTTGGATTTTGTATTGTAAAATCTACACCTTCAAAAGCTGGAAAAGAAACTATATTAACTGTAAAATTTGCCATTTATATATTTTTATTTTAAGTACAACTTGGATTTGTCAATGTATTTATTTGCGTTATTTCCGCAACAGCTCCACTAGCGTCTGTTCTAACTAATCGATAGCTGTCTGGCACTAAAGCTATATCTGTCCAACTGGATCCAGCGTAATAATTTATTAAGCCCCCGTTTTCAGTAGGGCTAGGATTTACTTGAATAAAAACTTTATTATCCATCGCGGCATATTCTTCAAAGTTTTTAACATAAAGTATTGTACCTAGCACGAAATCATTTGGCCCGTACCAATAAATACTTCTGCCACCCCATCGCTTTGAATTTGTTGGTGGTTGTAAATTGTTATATTGATCCATAAATTCCCTAAGCTCACAGAAAAGACCATCTACAGAGCTAGGATAAGCATAGCTAGAAAAATCTACTACACCTATAGAGGTTCCGCTTATAGGTCCTATGGAAGCATTAGTGCTCATAGTCATGTCTGGTTCCAACGGAGCCGGAGGGTTGCATTCGAAATCTAATTCATTAAATACAGTAAACTCACTTGGCTCTGGATCCCCGGTTATTGATATTGCTCTACCGATTCCTTGAACATTGAATTCATGGGAATCAACATTGTTATTACAGTTGCTATTGTAAAAAGTGCTTAATCCTTTTACGTAGTTAAAGTATTTGCCTTCTTTATCAATAAATTCCTTTATTTCACCCTCTTGTAAATCTGTGAAGATAGAATTTGCATACCAACCTTTTGAGGTGGTAAAAGAAGTAGGTACTAATCGCTGAGCTTGCACTTGAGCTAAAGAATACGTTTTAAGACTAGTTCCTACAGTATAAGCATACTCCTTTGAAGCGGATCCGCTATAATCTACTGTCTTGAATCCTTTAACAGACGTTGGTTCTTCGTTAAATACAGTGTTAAAAGAACTTTCGTAATAACTACCTAACGTAGCGTGATCTGGTCCAATATCATAAAATGTATTGTACAAAGGATTGGCCCCGTGCTCCCATATTCTACCGTTCTTAAACGTGTAGTACGTATTGTTTAAAAACGCTCCAGCTTCCGGTATATATGTTTTTCTTGAAGTAAATCCGTTTACAGCTTCTTTGAAAGATACAGTTGTGCTAGTTGTTGGTTTTGTATTTAAAAACTGACCACAAGAAGAATCTAGATTTGTTCTATCAAACTGACCAGCTCCTAAAGTCTGTTTCCAGTACGGAGACAAGTTAGACAAAGATAAATTGTAGTTCATTTTTTCAATATCCCATGTACCAATCAATTTTTCATTTAACTTTAAATTGTCCTGGAAAAATCCGTGCATACCATAGTCAGATATTTCTGTTAAGCCATCGTTAGACAATCTAATAACAGTACCTCTGTTAGAGTCCGTGTAGTACATTCTAAATCCAAATTCAGCAAAAGACTCTGGATTTGTCCCAATACCAAATTCACCTTGAAATGTTATCGTTTGCCCAAGAACAGCTCTGTTAGATGTAACATTAGAGCTTCCATCTGCGTTAAATAGAGCATCCTTATTAGCTAGAATCTTCATAGACTTATTCTCGCATAGAGTAACTAAGTTAGTGTCTCTAGAGTAGAGTTTCTGAATGCTACCGTATTCTGGATTTACATCTTTAGTTATAGATTCAGCTTGTATAAACTGGTTTAATCCATTAACACCTGACACAGAATTGAATATTTGTGAAAATATTAAACCATTGCTTCTATGCTCTTCGTTGTAAGGCTCATCTAATGTAGTTGATGCTTTAACTCCGTTCTCAATAACAGGTTGATTGTAATCGTCTCTAATACGATCAGATTCTACACCATTACCAAACGAATAACTATTAAAAAAGTCTAAAGAATGAATTTCGCCTGCTTGATCTTTAGTGTAAACCCCAGGGACTTCATGATATATATCTAATTCCGCAGCTTCTTTAGGTTCTGTTTCGAATATAGCCGGATTATTAGTGGTAAAAGTATTATTATCACTGTCGCCTGCTAACTCTATAAACTCTATCCCTATGTATCTTTCAGAGTAGTCAGTCAAACCTGTCTCCCATTCTAAAATGCCATTTTGGCCACTAACAGGATTCCATCCAAGCCCTTCCCATGTAGAATCTGCTTTTCTAAAATTTATAGTCCATCTAGTTATTTGATTTGTAGGATTGTCATACGTTCCGTCGTTTATCCAAGGCCTGGAAGCATAGTTATAACTTCTTCTCTCTATGGAATTAGTCATTTGATATACTTGTCCATTAGGATCCGCTTTGCCGTTACCAGCATCTACAAATCTAAATAACGCTCGCTTGCTGTTTAGCTGCTCTAACAAAGCCGGGTTAGACAGCGAAAGGCCTCTTTGCCTCCATTGTCCATATCCTCCAGCCCAGCTTATCTGCATTACATTATTTTCAGTAAGACCAGTACCAGTAGTACTGAGTCCATCTGTTCTTATCTCATCTACAAATAACCTTTCGTTATTATTTTGAGCATCAGCTCTTGTCCAGTTGTTGCCTCCTATATTGGATTCACCCCAAAAACCGCCGCTAGTGTAAGTACCTTTGAGGTGATACATGTAACCCAACGCTTTCCTAACATAGTTGTTATTATTAACATTACTAGCACTTGCTATTTTTGCTTCTAATAAGTCATCTTGAAAAACTTTTACAAAAAATCTACCAGTAAATTCGGGTTTGTTCTGTATTTCTACCTTGGTTAATTCTAGCTTTAAGTCACCTATTCTATTTGCAAATCCATATGGTTCTTGTATAGAAGTAAAAGCCATATCCTCTCCAAAAGAGGTAGACACTGTAATTCTTACTTTGTTTCCTGTAGCGTCAAGCCCAAAAGTCGATATTTTATAATAAGAACTAAATGTTGCTCCACTTAAAACTCTCATTAAAAGACCTGATATTGTTCTAGCTTCCGCTCCAAATTGTTTATCAAAATCATCTTTATCCACCTGTACTTCATTAGTTCCAGGTATAGGGAAAGCTACAATGTCAAATTCAGTATCCATGCTACCCATAGAAAGCTTTGTTTCTTTTAGGTACTGAGGAGCTTCGTTTTCTATTGCTATAATCTTATATCTAGCATCTTCAGTAACAGGCTCGGCATTATCATGTCCTTTTTTAAGTATGATAAATGTATCCTCGTCAACTTTATTTCTTTCAGCAGAAGGAAACGATAACCAAAGATTCCCATCTTCAGCATCATAGAATCTATCCAATGCTAAGTTGTAATACTGCTGAGATGTTTCTTTTACATAATATTTAAAATATGGAAACTGGTTTGTTTGATCATAGTAAGGAATTAATGAAGAATTCCCACCAGGGCTAGATCCTAATTGCGCCGTTAGTTTTGTAGAAAAAGCAGCGTTAGTTTTAGGTATATACACAGAAGCCTTATTGCTTGTAAATACTGGAGTTGTTCTACCGTATTTATCCATATAAGCAACCCCTATTTGATATGTTCTTATTGACTTAGCTGATTCAGCAACTTCCTCCCCATCGATACTAACTCCTTTAGGAGCTCCTTCAGGTGTTAACTCCGCGGACACTGTTCTGGAAATTTCACCTACTGAAATATAAGTTGAAAAAGGAGTGCCGTCTTCATTCAGTAAATTAAAATTCTGAGTGTAATTACCGTATATTAACCTATTAGCTGTAACCTCTTGAGCTAACGCTTTTCTTGGAACGTTATCATAAGGTCTTAGCAATTGGTTAGCGTTAACTACAGATGTTATTATTTCGCTTTCTATTTCAAAAGTGTTTGCAATCCATTCCGGATCTTCGTTGGTAAACGTATCTACAACGTATACATTGGAGTTGTTAGTAGCTTTGTACAAGATATCAACCGCTTTAACATCTGGGTATATAGCTGCATCTGGCCTCCACTCAGATATATTGAGCTGCCTTATATTGTTAACCATACCTAGATTGTAACCTTGCTGTGGAGAATAATTAAATTCGCCGGGTATAAAAGCAGGGTTGGAAAAAGGAGAGAATGCAGATAATTCGTTATTTGCATATTTATACCTATAACCGAATCTTGCAAATCGCATTTCAAAAAATGGAGTTTCTTGCTCTAAGGTTACGTCAAATGTTGTTGGATCTAAAGTTTGGCTTTCAACTCCTTCTCCTACAGAAAGGACTGTTACCACCGCTCCAGTTTGAGGTGTGCTTACAGATTGAACTTCTACTCTAATAATAGCATCCGGATCTAATGGATCGTTCTCCGCATTAGTAAGTATAAGTATATCACCTTGTTCGTATGTTGGAAGGCTATTTGATGCCCAAGTTAAAGCTTGAGGTCCGCTCTCGGGAGTCATAGGTACTACTGTGCCAACAGGTGCTCCAGCTGGCGTTTCTGTAAAAGCGTATGTTGTTACCGTATCTACAGGACCACTACGTTTAGTAGAGCTAGCTTCAATGGTAGGTGGATTGAGTGGGTATCTTTTTATAACAGTTAAATCGGACTCTATAAAGTCTCTATTATATATTTGTGAATGTGTTATAAAATTTGCAGTAGAGTTGACCCAGTCTTTTATAGTTATCTTCTTAGGCTCTGTTTGATTGTCTGTCCACATTAATATACCTTCAAGGACATTTATACCTGTAATAAGATAATCTTTACTAAAGTTTAAAACGCTTTGAGTATCAACCACTAAAGGTAAAGTAAGCTTTGTAGTGGTATTATAGGATGCTATCACACTAATCTTTACCCCTGTTACAGGGTCAGGGTCTGAGGCAATAAACCAATATATCTCATCAGAATTCTCATCTGCTTTTACTCCAATACACACTGGATTGTTTAGTATAGATATATAGTCACCAGCAGGCCACGTAGTAAATGCTCCAGTTACTGCGTTAACCGATTTGTTAAGCAATTCTAAATTACCCTTTATGTTTTGGAATGCTCCAACTTGAGATGTTTCAGAAGAAGCAAGTTCTAAGTTAAGAGCGTCTCTATATTCACCATTAGGAACTAATCTCTCATCGAGATCTTTATTCATTTTACCTCTAGTAAATGTATGTGTTAATTCCGGCATATATATTAGTGTTTAATCCACTTGGATTGGTTTCTCATTACTTGCGCAATCAATTCAGATTTTAATTGAGACAATCTAATTTTAGCGTTTCTTCTTGCTGCTGCTAATTCTCTTTTATGCCTAGCTACTAAATACTCTTGCGTATTTGCTCTAGTAGAAAGTATAGCGTAAAGTATGTACTTGTATATAGCGTCTACGGCAAACTTGTGGACAACCATGTCTTCATCTGAACCTAGACCGTCGCTTATGTATTTTAATGTTATTAGCTTTCCTCTAAGATCAGAGCTAAACCTAACTACGCCATTTGCGTTATCTATATAAAAAGTACCATTTGCTTGAGCTAATTCCGGATTTAAACCGTATCTTCTACCGTAAGCATAAAGTCCTAGTAGATCTGGATTGTTTATATTAAATGCACTATTAGCATTAGAAGCTCCACTTGTAGATCTTTCATTCCATCGCTTTAGAGTTTCTGACTTCTCGGCTTTTAAAATGTTACCATTTTGATCGAACGTGTATTCATAATCTGTATCCTGAAGCGGCGCACTAGGATTACTAGTTATGTTTGTTCTATATATAGGTCTTTCAATACCTTGAGTATCTGTCCATGATAACTTAGTGAAGTTAACATAATCTTGTGGCAGCACAAAATATAAACCAGGAGGTACGTCTATTTCAATAGATTTATCTTGAGGGAGCATGTCAAAGCTAAACTCTTGAATAGCGCGCATAGCATGAAATTGCACATCTGTTCTTTTTACTTTTGAAATGTTCTTATCCTCACCAACATAAGCCACCATAAAGGTATTTATGATATCATTAATAGGTACAAACTGATAACTCCCGTAATCTTCATCGTGACTATCCCAAACGCCGTCAGGGCCTAAATAGTATTCTTCCTGTGTTTTATCTATAAGTCCCATATATTATGATTTTTCTTGTTGGTTATTTTGAGCGCCCATCCCTGCTGCTACTTGATACATTTGAACATCTTGCACAGATAATCCAGCGAATTCTAATATTTTTGTAACTAGCTCCGTTTCCTCTGATGGATGTAATTCAAAATCAGTTGACACAGTAGAATCGTATAGCGCTTCCCCATAGACCATTTGGTAGCCCCAGGCAGCTTCTACTGGTTTTCTAATGTAATTGCACTTAACATCATTTGAAGTCACTTCAGCAGCTCCGTATACCTTGTAACCTGAAGTGCTAGCTACGAATACGGGTCTTGAGTTTGTTGGTTTTGTCATTCCTGATTGGGCTATGTATAAATATTCATTATAATTTATACGCTCCGCTTCTACAGGAACTTTTGTTGTAACCACTGTATTTGGCGTTGGGTACAATGATTTTGTAGTAATTGTATTCTCGTAAACTATAGATCCTATTCTATACAGATTAGCAGGTGGGTTCCAATAGTTATTAGACCACACCATATCTGCAGTAGTTTCAAATATGTTTATTTTTTCGTTAAGGATGTTAAGCATGTCTGAGAATTCAGTATCATTACCTGAGATTCTTCCGAACTGATTAATATCATAAAAGTATTGTTCAAATATATCTAATTGCGCTTGATTAGCAAATAGATTAAACTCTTGAGGAGTAACATATCCTCTTTGCTCTTTATTAAGTATTGCTAATACCCTTTGATATACAGTATCTATGCTTACAGCCATAATTTATTTTTTAATTATTATAATAATAGGCCACCTCTCGATAGCCTATTACTATAAAGGTGACTATTTAAGTCTCTTTTCTATTGCTTTATATATTTCCATACCTTCATCGGTTTTAAAGAATGCTGCTAATGCAGAGTATGGGTGTTCGTCAAAAGGCACTGTCATCACTTTTCTACCACTCTCTCCGTATGTAAATGTTCTTTGATCCGGCGATAAAGTCAATATATTAGCTTCTACGGCTTTCGCGCCAAAGCTTCTTAATTGTACATTGTCGTCTTGAGCTAAGTCCATAAACAACTGAGGTTGGTTCCTAGCAAAAACTAGTACGTCTCTTTTTAATTCTGTGGATGTTAAGGAGTTCACTTTCTCCCCTATTTCAACTCTTAGTATAGCTTCAGCTTCTTCTATAGGAAGACTCTTTGCTAAATTTAAAGCAGCTAATTCGTATTCAATCCAGTCTGATTGATTTTGAGCAATTTGTACAGGCTTGTATTCTTCAATAATTCCATCCGCGGTGTATGGGTGATAGATCGACAGTAGTTTTTGTAAAACAACATCCTCTTTCTTTACCCTTAGCATACCGTCTCTAAATACAATTCTACCTAGCGTAACCTGCCCTTGCTGTTCGTCTACGAAACAACTTTTTTGATTGGTTGCATATCTTAATTCTCTTTGATACCCAGCGTCTTCGTCAAACCACAGTAATGCTTTTTTTGAGCTGTGCGCTGTCGGCACTGTAAACACTAAAGGCTTTTTACCTCTAGTTAACTCATATAATCTATCTTTGATGATCCAATCATCTTTCTTTGGAGCTTCACTCACTTTTGCTTTTGCTTTTACAGCCATAATATAATATAATATAAATGTTAATAAGAGTAATAATTACCCCCGTAGTTTCAACGAGGGTAAGAATTACATTAATTTAATCTACTAAGTTGCTTTGAATAATACAAAGTTGTTAGCAGCTTGAGTACACATTGTTCTTTCTGATAAGAAGTGAACATTCATTGCGTCCTCGTCACTTGTATAGTTTCCTCCAACTGAACCAGTAACCCAAGATTTCAAACGTCTGTCATCAGCCTCTGAAGCTCTATAACGGATGTGTAAGAAAGGTCTTGAGATGTTCTGTCCTAATTGTTGGTCATAAACTGTAGAAGTTCCAGCTGGTACTAATACACCTTTAACGTCGTCGATTAATCCACGAGTTGTAGAGTCATTTAGATATTTCCAGTCAGTTTTGTAGAAGTCATAAGCTCCACGTCTGAATCCTGAGAATCCAAGGTTTAAAGCCATATCTTCAGAGTTGTCAAATACACCGTAAGATGTACCACCAGCTCCATAAGAATTTTGAGCAGCTAACATATTGTCAATAGATAAAGATGTACTTCTATCCAAGAATAACATGTTCTCCTCAATAGCTCCTTGCTTGTCTAGTTCTTGTAATACTTCGTCAAACTGAGAAATACCAGTAGGTGCTGTAACTGATCCAAAGTCTGGGTCGTTGTAAACCAATCCTCTTTCTTCAATAGTAGAGAATAAACCTTGAGTACCTGTGATAGCTGCTCCTGATGCATCTGTAAAAGCACTTTGTGCATTAGTTGCTTCAACCATACTCATTTCTAAATAGTCTTCAAAACGAATTCTAGATTCATGCTCAGATTTTAAATACCATAAGTATCCACCTGTTCCGATTTCAGTAGTAACTTCAACCCATCCAATTTGAGCAACATCTGAACCATTTACAGAGTACTTGTCTCTTAAGATGATTGGTTTGTTACTGAAAGTAGTGAAAGAAGCGTCAACTGAATTACCAGCTAAGCTAGATCCTTTTCCATATTCAGAACCAAATACGAATAAGTTAAGAGGCAATGCCGCTGTTGCTCCTTGAAGAGCTACGTCTAATGCTCCAGTAGCTGTATCGTATGCTTTAATGGTATAAGGCTGTAATCCACCAGCAACTGCTCCTGCTGATACAATAAAAGCTTTATTTGTTACGTTACCTTTTGAAATAACAACCGTCATTCCAGGACCTAATAACGGAACTTTTCCATCTGCTCCAGGAGAAGGTATAGATATTTCTGTACCTGTAGCGTTAGATTCTACAGTATCATAAGCGATATGCAATCTCCCTTGTTCAGACCAAACTACTTGATCAGAAGCCATAGGCATCTCTGCTCCAACCATACGTAAGAAACCAGCGATAGTACGATTACCGTATCTCTCTACTTCTTTCTCATATACTTCTGGTAAAAATTGTTGTGCCCAGTCCATATCCTGTAAAGACAAATAGTTGTCTCCGAATAAACCTTTTACTGGTCTTGGTGTTAAATGCGCTAAATTAGCTAATGTAGCTGGCGCTTGTGCAAATCCTGCCATAATTTTTTACTTTAAATGTTTAAATGATTTTATCTTTAGTTTTGAACCATCACCTCCACTGTCAACTGCTCTTACGCTCCACCCACCATTGTTCGGTTTAACATCTTCGTGAACACCTCTCGCACCCATTTTAATGTTTTTTGAATTTGATACGCTTGCTTTCAATGCATCGGCTTTACCCTGCTCATAGAAATGTTGTGCGACAGAATCAGCATTCATAGCTGTAAACAAACTTTTGTGATAACCCGAAGCATCTGACATTTCACCATCTTCATTCAAGAACTTCTTGACAAAATTGTTAATGTCACTTTGAGTATTTTTCACTGTTTCCGCATCTTTTACTTTAAAACGGTATTTTTTATCACCAACAGAATAATCAAAACCTTTGAAATCCTTATTAAATAATTTACCTGTTTTATCTAAAAACACATTTGTTTGCTTCTCAGCTGTTTGAGTTGCTAGTTCGTTTTCTTTTGTATAGCGATTGAAAAAATCCACCGCTTTCTTTTGTTCTGGAGCTAATTTACTACCTCCTTTTATTTCTTCGTAATATTTAGATTTTAAATTGTCTAAGTATGTTTTAGCTTTTGAGAGTTCTTCTTTCCTAGCTATTTTCTTTTTTATTACATCCCTGTCTTCGTCTATGTCTTCATCATATGCGAAATTCTCATCTAATAAGAATTCAACTTCATCGCTGTTTAAGTGAGGTTTTGATGATTGATAATATTCTTTTAATAATTGATCTTCATCTAATGAACCATAATCTACATTTAATTTAACGTAGTCCTCTAAACTTCCTCCTGTGTCATTTATAAAATCAACTACTTTTTGGATGTTCTCCGGTAACTCAACACCTGCAGCCTGTTCTACTATAGCTTGCTCAACCTGCTCTTCGAGTTCTACTGCTGTCTCTGCAATTTCTTCGTCTGTTACTTCTTGTAAAAATTCATTCTCTAATTCTTCAGGAACGGATTCTTCAACTTGAACGGGGTCCGGTTGTTGTGGTACTTCTGCTTCCACTTCTTGTATAGGTTCGGCTTGTTGATCTGCAACCACGTCTGCTGTTTCTTGCTCTGTATTGGCATTTGTTTCCATTGGTTTTGATAAATCAAGCTTTAGAGTTCCGTCTTCCGAGACAGATGCTGGACCTGTTTGCTCTACTTGCTCCACTGTAGCTGGTGCTTCAGTAGGTTTTTCGGTAGGTTTTTTTATTTTAAACGTACCTTCTGTGTTTTGTGCTTCCGCCATGATAAAATATTATATAATTGTTACTACTATTATTACCTAGGTTCGAAGGAACCTAAGCCAAATCCACCACCCATCACGTCATTTCCCGACGATTCAAAGTCTTTTGGTGGTAAATCTTGTTGTCTTTGAGCAATCATCTCACTCTGTTGCGTACCCTGCATCTTAGTACGCTTGTCCTTTCGGTCTTCTATGGAATTTTCTTTTGCCTTCATAGCTTCAACCTCAACATCTTTAAGTTTCATGTTGTACTGAAATTCCAGCTCCATCAATTCTTTCTTTGCTGCTACTTCAACTTGTATTCTTTGTTGTTCGATCTGCCCTTTCAACTGTTCAAGTTGAGATTTTGTAGAGAATAGAGCCTGATCCTTTTGTATTTCAGCTTGAGCTGCTACTTGCTGGGCTTGAGCGTTTGCTTGTGCTTGTGCTTGTATGTTAGCTTGCTGTTCAGCTTGAATTCTTTCTTGACGCTTTTTTTGCTTAACTTTCAGCAATTGATTAGCTAATTTTATATTTTTAACTTCGCGGATATCGATAGCATCGGATAAATCTATTAAACCTGCTTGTAAAGCTACTTGTACATTGTTTTCCAAAACCTGTTTTTGTTCATCATCAGGTCTTAACTCTAAAAATATACCAAAGTCGTGTAAATGCAAGTCACTTAGCTCTTCTAGAGTAGCTACATTAAATCCACCTATCTTTTGAATAAAAGCCTCTTTAGCTGGATGGTATTCTAATATATCAGATATCCTAAGAGATAAGCACTCCGCTGTTTCTTTTGTTAAGAACAATCCGGCATCTAGTATATGTCTTGTAGCTGTGTTTGAATTTGCTGCCGCCATTTTTTGAATACCCACTAAAGCTCTTGAATCAGGTGTGCTACCGTCTCTCGCTTCGTTTAATCCAGTTACATCTCTTATCATTTGTAGATAATAATTGTAAGTCTGAATTAATGTTGCCATTTTTTGACCACCACTACCAGTTTGTATTTCCTGAATTGGAACTTTTCCAGGATTCATATCTCCATCTTGGGTGAACGATCTACCAATAACAGATCCTGTTTGGAAGAACATATTAAGCGCTTCTTGAGGGTTGTAGTTAGTTCCGTTACCTAAATCAACTTCATTAATACCATCAGCGTCTAAATAAACACCGTCAGGTATCATTCTCTGAAGTACTTGCTGTAGCTTTAAATGAGTTAATTGAATCATATCTGCAAAACCTGTACATCTACTAACTATAGATTCTATCTTGCCTTGATACATTCTAGGTGCAGTAATAGAGTAATTCATTTTAACTTTAGATGAATCACTTTTAGGTCGCATCATATTCGGAGCCATTTCCCATCGCAATAATAGGTTAGTACCTAATACCATCACACCTTCGTATAGCACTTCTAAAGATCTAGATAACTTACCGTACTCTGCTTCATAAGCTTCTATAGGTGGATCATACTGATCATCTCTTACTATTACCTTAGTTGCGCCGGTTGCTGTTTCTTTAACCTTGTAAACCTCATTCATATAAGTTTTGTAATTAAAGTACAAAAGCTGTATTACGTTTGAGTCTCTGTTGTTATTATAGTCGTTGGTTAAATTATTGTTATATACACCCTTATTCTGTGTTCCTTGTTGTTGAATTTGCTCTAACTGACTTTGTGTTAAATCGGGGAATTGTTTCTTAAGCTCATTAATAGGCACAAATTTTACTTCACCTACATAATATATATCTTGAAAGTAGGGGTCTTCTGTATAAGAATAAACCATATAAGCTGGATCTACGTATTCAACAGTAACTCCATTAGATTCTGTAAAGTTGTTCTTAACAGCTCCAATACCTAGTATAGTTAAATCTTCGTTTATTCTTCTTTTTGTTAAATCGTAATTATTGGTAACAAGCATTGTATTAATAGCTTCTTCTTCCGCTATCTCGATACCTTGCTTGTAGCTAAGTTGCATGTGTATATCTAGCTCCTCTTCAGAGTCAGGTAATTTATCAGGAGCATTCTCAAACAGATTAATACCAAATTGCTCTTGAGCAAAGTTGTTTAATTCTTGCGTTTGCATATCTCTGATTATGGACTCCATATAAGCGGTCCTTTTAGAAATACCGTAAGGGTCTTGAGAGTAAGCTGTGATATCAAAACTTCTATCGGATATACCATTAACTACAATATCTACAAATTTAGATAAAATAGGTACGGGTTTCCAGTCTAAGTTTAGGTAAGATAAATCTCCGTTTATAGACATTTCGTCTTTATACTTTTGTATAGGTTGCTCTCCTCTTGCATACAATCTTAAAGCATTGAATGTATTTTGATTGCTTTTAAATCTAGTTATTCCGGAATTACCATCAAACCATTCATTAGCAATTGCTCTACCAACTTGTAACCCATAATCAAAAGACATCTTCTCTTGATCACTTACAACTTGACTTGGAAAAAAACTATTTGTTACGCCTCTAGCCATATTATTATTTTATTATCTCGGATAAATTGCCGTCTTGCCTATATTTTGCAAATTTAACTTTCATTGTTCTTTTTTGTATTGGAGCACTCGGCCTGTATAGATCTTTGTTGCATGCCATTATCGCTAAGCCGGAGCTTATTGCCGCATCAAACTTTGTTCTATTATTTATATCAAATTTAGACCAGTCATTCAATGTCTCTGTGAAATACATTGTACCGTAATTTCCATCTGACTTTAAACCTACGTAACTATCTATATACATTTCTATAGCAGATGCGTGCGCTTGTTTTATATCTTCACTTGAATTCGGTATTCCACCTATTTCTTTTTCTGTTACCGACAACTTATTCCAAAGTTTATCCGGTCGGTTCATTGAGTATCCTCTGTAGCCTCTTCTCTTAAAATAATACAAAAGCCTAGGTTTGTTGTTTTCACATAATAAAGGCATTCCGTAAAATACACAAGCCATTAGCACATCTTCGAAAAATATCTCAGCTGTTTGAGGCCTTGCTATATATTCTAAAAAGAAAGTACTTGGAGGTGCGTCTTCCATACTAAATTTAGTTAACCCATGCAATGCTCCCTTAGATCCTCTCCCGTCTGTTGTTCCTGATATATCATAACTATCACAACCCAAAGCACCCATGTGTTCGTTACCAGGGTATCTAGCTCCATTCTTAATTATTTGCCTGTTCTGTATATCGTGAGCAGGTGTCCAAGTTATTAAGAACCTACCTTGTGGATTTGGACTAAATATAACTTTAGAATCTTTTATACCGTTTTGCCATTGAAAACTACCTCTTGTAACTACATTACTGTTAGCTAAGTCTTCGTTGTAATCTATTTGTTCGTATATTTTTGCTAAGTTAAATATACTGTTTTTAGTTTCATCTCTAAAAGCGTGTTCCTCTGTTCTAGGGAACTGTCTGTAATATTCGTTTAGAGCGTCCTGGTCGCCTTTTAATCCTTCAGCCTCATTATTCCAATGTTCTATGACTCCGACTTCAATAGGGTCGCCATGTGAGTCCTCACAGCCTTCTGGTGGGGTATTGAATACAGGCATCCCATAAGCATCAATGAATCCTTCGTAATTCCATTCCATAGGAATGAACAAAGAATATAATCCTGAGCGAGTTTGTCCGTTAGCGTTTCTTTTTGTAACGTCTGATGTTGCATATAGCTTTTTAAAATTCTCACCACCTTTATCTAAAGCGTTTGACGTTGATCCCATCATACACTTTCCAATAACTCTTGCCCCTAGCCTTAATGTTGTTTTCGTAACCCTCCAGTTGTTGAGGATGTTGTTCGGCCTTTCCCATTTACCCGATTCATCATGGACGAGAAGTTTGAGTTTCTCCCCATCGTACGCGTTATCACCGGTGTTTTTCCAGTCAATCGTTGTGTCAAGTCCTGCGATGATCTCTGTGGCCTTATTCGAATCGAGTCGCCTCCTTGTGAATTTTGACGCAGGTACTCGGTACGCAAGTTCTGTCTTCGGTCTGTCCATACCGTCTTGTACGGGTTTAAAGAAGAACGGCAGGTTAACAGAAATGGGTACAACCTTATCTGTGAACATTTTCTTTGCATCGGCGCCAGATTTGGACAAAATCCCAAAACGCGCGTCGGACGATATTGTTGCCATATTAACGGTCTCCCCAGATGCCATGAATGAAAACCCTGAACGTCTGTTCTTGAGATAGCACATACCATAACTTCTTCTGTCTGCTTTACAAGCTTCCCAGAATATGTAGAATAATCTGTTTGATTCCCTAAATTCTGGCTTCCCAACATCAATCTTGGACCACTGCAGGTACATAAAGTGAGTACCAGTAATGTAAGTATCCACGCCCTTATTATTAAACCAGTGTCCGTTTTCTCTTTTATTAAATTGCTCATCTATATATGGTCCCCATTTAGTTTTAAAATCTTCAGGATAATCCCTCCAATCAAATATACTCTTTATAGCATTTAATTCTCTAGGGTACTCCTCGACAGTCCATCTGTCTGTTGTCTTATCTAACTTCCCTGGTGACTTCGGCAAAGCTATCCTAAGGTTTTGTATTTCGTATATTTCACCTATTTGACCAGTTTTGCTTATTACTACAATGTTGTGCTCTTTGTTGTATCCATACCCCCACTTCTTACTTTTATTAAGTCTAGAAATAGTTGTAAGTTTTACAGGGGTTACTACCTTATATAGATTCTGCTCGTACATTACTTAGATCTGTTTTCAGCAAAGCCTTTGAACTCTATTGTTTCAAGCTCTTTCTTAGGTTTGTTCTCCAACACTCTTTCTTCCTCCTCTATACGTGTTAGTATTTCAAAAGCGTCAAATATAGCTAGTTTTTTTGTGGCTGCGGCATTTTTAAGTTTATCCGCAGTTAGGTCGTCGTCTGAATCTACAATAGGCTCTTTAGCTACTTTTATTAACTCCTCAACTGCCTTTTGCCCAGCTAGGATTATATTCCTCTTCGTTTCCTTTGTATTCATATTTAATTGTGATTGAATTGGCGGGTACTCGGTATAACCTCTGCCCTTCTATTACAAACTCATATTCTGAGTTCGGCTTAAAACCTACTAATGACTCGGTTTTTATTTCGTCATTACCTAGTTTTACAATACCTATTAATGGCTTCTCAAATGCTGCAGAAAACATCTTGTCTTCTTTTATGGGTTTAATAAAACAAAACCCTTTTAAGGCTCTCCATTCGTCGTCTCTTTTAAAAGCGTATATTTGATCAGCTTGTACAGTATAAACATCTTCAGCTAAATAATTTTTACTGTCTTTCTCATTACCTCTAACGTCTCTAAACCTTCTAAAAACATTATGATGCACAATTACGTCATCTCCTTCTTTTAATTCTTCATTACCAACTAGAGGTAAATTAAGTATTGTCCCTACTCTATTCGTATAACTGTGATTCTGTAGATCTGTGTTGAGTAATAATGTTTGCCCTTCTATTTTTTTAAACCCAACGGTTCTATCGCCTTTTGGTTTTACTAGATAATTAAAAACGCTTTGCATTTTAATAGTTTAAATCGTACTCCACAGAAATGGACATGTTTTTGTTAAAGTCTTTCCAAGGCATTATTGTATCGCCTTTTGTTATATGTATAGAGTACTTTTCTTCTTCTTCCAATATATGGGCTATAGTATGACCGCCATACACTTCCTGTCCAACAGCGTAGTGCATAGCGTCATTCTTATAGTCTTTACCGATGCTTATCTTACGAATTAGATGCATCTGAAATAATTCCTGTTTGTAGGTCAATATTAACAGATCCGAATTCTTTTTCAAGATCAGCTTGTAGCGAGGAAAGATCTTTCACTACGCTCTGCAACTGAACTATCAGCTCGGCTTTATGGCCCTCAAGTCCACCAATTTGCATTTGAATTTGATTCTGTTTGCTAACAGCCTCTTGCAAGCCTTTTAATTGTTCTTTTGAAATTGACTTTACTTCGTTCGCTTCTACCTCAATTGTTTTTACTTCACCCATAATGATTTAATTTAATTTAATTGTTACTGTTTTTGTTTATACGGAAACGCTTTGTTTAACGCTTCTTTTCTTTTGTTACACCCGCAATCGCCAGGAAGTTTATCTACTATTGTTTTAATTCCTGTTGCTTTTGTAATTTTTTCTATTGTATCTCCTAACCCTTTTGATGCCATTAGCAATTCCATTTGTCTAAAGCTAACTTCTTTCTTGTTGGCTCTCCGTTAGGTTTTTTCATAGGCCCTGGCATCCCGCTCATTCTTGCGCAAAACGATTTTCTACGCTTAGCGGCTTTACTACCTTTTTTAAGTTTAGATGGTTTTGTTGTAACTGCTGTTTGTAGTTTAGATCCAGGGTTGTCTCTTTTATAAGCATCAACACCTTTTTGATTCAAGCCACCAGTTTCTGATTTACCTTCCTTACGTGTCCAAGCTGCTGTCTTTTTAGCAGGTGACTTTGCGCAACTTCCTTTTTCCTCCTTCTTTTT